CCGTAAACCTCTTTAAATCCGCGTACCTTTGCTACATCAATAATCATTTCCATCAGGAATCCCCCGATGCCGTTCTTTCTATGGGTAGGGTCAACATATAGGTTTGATACCCAAGGTTGAAGTACCTCACCCTCTTCTTCGGTTAAGGAAATCGTAGCCACTAATTGATTATTTAATTTAGCAATAAATGCTTGTGGTAGTTGGTCCTCTGGGGTTTCTAGAACTTGCTTATAAAAATCTGCAAAGGCTACATACTCTTTAAGGTCTGGAAGCGCCTCGCGCCAATGGGTTTCATTCCAATTAGTGACTGTATCGATAATCTCTTGGTCATTAGGCAATAGGTGAAACGATAAAGTGTTCATATCCTTGGGTCCTCCGAATAGGTATCTTGTTGTTTTTCTAACTCTTGAACAATATCTGTCCAAGGCCTAACCCCTTGTCGGCTGTCAGGTCTAAAATCTTCTTTAATATAAGTTGGCTGTAGAAATACTAAAGTAGTCATACCAACCTCCAACAAACGCAAGGTCAGCTGGGGGTCAGATGTTATCACATACTCTACTGGCCCCTGCGACTTTACCCACATCACTAATCTAAAATGCGGGTCATCACCTAATGCAGGAACTGACTTGCTTTCAACTAAATCATCGACGTTGTTAATGCGGTGTTGTCGCAACCAGTGGTCTGTTTTTTCTTTATCATCACATAAAAGAAGTACTCGGTGCTTTTCTTTTAAGCTTCTATAAAGCGCCATACCATCTGGGATAGGTGCTGATTTAGGAGTGCGTAATACTCCATCTACGAATACTAATATTGCCACGTCGGAACCCTATCACTTATTTTGAGTGAGGGCTCTCCTTATCAAAGTACTAGTATCTGGAAGTTCCATACCATAGGTTTCAGATTCAAACTGCTTACGACTTTTTGTTGATATCTCTTTAAGTTGTTTTAAAGCCTGCACGGAACCAGCAGCTTTTCCTGATTGCCAGCGGTAATTATTGATATCGGCATACCCCTGACCACCTGGACTAAATGCGTATTTTCTACTGTGGTGAAGGTCGTCAAATAAAGCTGCGCCTTGTTCCACAGCATTTTTTAATGCGGCTTCTGCATTTCTTCTTGCGGTATCTGTAGTTGCTGCACCTATAGAGCTCAGAGCTTCTGAATACCGTGAAAGGATTTCATGTGCCATTGAGGTATCTTGGGCAATTTTTCTATCCCATTGTTTATTAACTGGCAAAGCCTTAACCTCAGGTTGAACTGTCCAGTCGTCATTTGTCAGTGAGTAAGCTGCATATGGCTTTATTTTACGGATATCTGATTGGACATTAACATAGAATGTAAGTTCAAATGCCTCTAGGAAGTTAGAAGTAGCTGGATGCAAAGCAGAGCTGAAGTCTTCATTGAACATAGCTGCGATTTCTTTATCGCTAAGGGCTTTGTATTCTGGATTAGATTGTCTAAATTGTAGATAATTTACGCCAATCAGACAATCCAGGTCAGCTGGCTTTCTTGCAGCTGTCCATTGATATGAAACCCCCGAGCCAGCTAGCCAAACATGGATATAGGCTTCAGGGTTGTAATAATGGTTTTTTAAATGCTCAATTAGGATTCTTAAAATCATGGAACGTACGGCTGGGACAATCTTTCCATTACGGAAAAGCCGCGGGTCTAATCCTGCGCCAGGTGCGCTGAAGTACGACGTCTCAGATGGTTCTACGGATACAGGCTTGGCTTGTGAAACAAGCGATTCGTAGAAGTTCATCTAGTTATTATAGTTCTTTTTCCTTCTTCTCTTTGTACATAACGTCGGTTTCGAACTCAAATATGCGATGTTTTTCTGGCATATCGGTTTTAATTGGGTTCATATAACCACATTGTTGATGTGCGGCAATAAATTGCTGTGCCCACATGATTACTAAGGATTCGTTACCTGTCTCTTCGACATCAGCTTGAAAAGATGCGACGCAGGTGCAAGTCATTTCAATAAAGGCCATTGCGGTTGTCCCCTTTGTTTGTATGTACAGTATACCGTGAAAGGCTACGGTACCAAAGGGTCAACCGTCAAGGGGTTAATTACTCAGAAAGCTCTTTTTCTGCCTTTAAATACCCTTTTACCAAATCTAGGACCTGGTAGGCGGTATTTGTCTGAAGCATGCTGTCTACGATGTCTTGACACCCATGCTTGATGTCGTCCACAGTAGCTTGGCGCTCAACAGTTTGAACTGTTGATAAGTCTGCTGTTGCATACCAATCGCCATTTGGTTGTTTAATTACAATAAAAGCGGTGATTCCACCAGTAGGTGCCTCCGCTGTTAGTCCTAGTTGTTCTGCTGTTAGCTCACCTAGGTCAACGTGTAGTTCTTCATCTGACATTAGTTGTATAGTCCTTTACTCTGGTAGGCGCGTTTCTGGTTGTACATCTTAACTGGACAAAAGTCACACAAATGTATTTTTACATTTGATTTCTTCAGACCAGCATCTTTGCGTTCTTTTTCCGTAGCTGGGGTTAGCACTTTTCTATCAGATTTGTAATCTGGACACTGACCCTGTGGACGGTTGTGCAAAGCATAGCAGCTCATAGCATCTGCTGAAAAGTTGTCTTTGACGTTATAGAAATCGGTACCAAAAACGTCTAGTCCAGAGGACCCGCCCTTTAGTACCTGAGACTTAATCTCACTTAGGATTTTTTCTTTGAGTTGGGGGTTACCCATCCATGCCACAGTTAGGCAATCGGTTAGAACACCGAAGTGTCCTTGGCGCTCGCAACCGCCAATGTATTGTTCAATCCAAGGGTTATCAGACTGGTCGTAGCGACCTTCGCCTAATGCTTTACCTGTTTTTGTGTATGGAATTTCCTGAATAGTCTTACACTGCTTACAGATAAGCAGGTTGATTCTATCGGGCTCCAGGTCATCAATATTTGCCATGACCGAAGCCTATCACAAGTAATTAAGCTTTTTTACTTCCCGCAGCGACTTGGGTGACAGAAGCCATTGGTTCACGGTAGTTATTACGCTGCTCTGCTCCAACATTGTTCCATGGGTCAGCCTTATATGACTGATTATCTAGCTGAGAAGCCTTGACAATATCTTTTAAAGTATCTAAGCCTTGTGGGGTGCTGTTAAATGTGCGCTTGCTATCACGTTCTCTGCGTGGTGCTCCACCAAATTTGATTCCCATAATTACTCTCCTGGGTTTACCTTTGAAGGTTCTTCAGAGTTAATAAAACCATAGTTCATGTATGGGTGCAAGCCAGCGCGGTTCTTTACTACAGTCTGGTCGCCTGCGCTTGGTGCAACGGTTGTGTTTGGACGGCGCTTACGATACTTGCCATCTGTTGCGCCTTCAAGTAGTTCAGCGTTCTGTGAACGTGAATTGTTAACGGTCATTGGACATGCGTCCCTTCACTAGGTTAGTTGCCTTTCGACGGCTGCAGGTAGGGCAGTGGTCTTGAGACTGTAATGATTGTACTGGGTTCATAATAGCTCCACAGGCTTTACATGACTTAGAACCATTGTATATGGTCTCTAGGGACACATCTGTAGCCCCCGCCATGCCTTCGCCAGTTGAATCAGTAAATAAGCCTGGGTCTTTACTCATTATCGCGGTACTTTACCATTTTTGCTTTTTGTTCCATTGTCTTGTTTTTGTGGGAAGCAATTCCAGAGTTTTGATGACCAAGGCCCGCTGCTCTATCTTCCTCACTTATTGAATGGTATTCGTCAGCTTCTTCGTTGGTAATATAACCTCTAACATACGCGGAGTAAATATCACTACCGCTAGGGTCTTTTCCAACGCTAAAATCTTTATTGTTACGTGGCATTAAACGTTTCCTAACGTGTTTCTAGAAGATGACTGCTGTGTATTTGGGGTCTGGCTAAAGTCAGACTCTACACGCTGTTCATTGCGACCAGGCAGCTCAATTATATCTTGAATACCTATTTCTTCAGATACAAAGCCGTATCTATCTGGAAATAGCCTAACCTGAGGAAGGTTGGGGCGAACATACTCTTGAATCTCTTCGCTAGTCATATTCCAAGTAGCCAAAGATTGGCTTATGAGGCGCTCTTGATTGCTTTGAAATGGACCAATGTACTCTTGCGGAGGCATTGCAGCCTCAACAGGATTAGGGTTCCACGGTCTACGGTTATAAACGCCGTCTGCTTGTTTTCCTGGCATTAATCTTTTTTCTCTTCACCCTTGTATTTAGCAACGTGTTCTTCAAACTCTTTATGTCTAGAAGCTCTGGCAGTGTCGTGAACCTCTAGTGAGTGGGCGTCATCATTTGCAGTGTGAAAGTTATTATCGCCACATGTTGGGCAGCTTACTTTGTAAAGTGGCATTTTATCTCCATTGAGGACGCATGCGAGACATCTGCTCTACACGTACCTTGTTAATTGACATTGGGGAATCGCTTCTAACTGTTGGGCCAGCTTTTCCATCATTTGGCAAATGTGGACGTGGGAATAACGCTGCATCTTCCACATTTCTTTTTACTAAATACCCATTATCTGTTTTAACTGAAGCCATCTGTCGTTTAATGCCTCGGGTATTTTCTAAACCTGCTGGGTAATAATAATCAGATTGGTCAATGCGCTCCCCGCGGTGAACACCGCGTTGATAACTGCGCTGACCAACACGTATCTTTAAACTATCTAATACGTTTTCTGATTGACCATTAGGGCGTCCACGGTCATCACGACGTGTACGAATAGTTCCTAAATAACCATCTGGATATTCTGCTTGTGGAATGCGACCAACGCCAATACGTAAGAAGTCAAGCTCTGAACGAGCAACGGGAGTACCACCTCCACCATAATTGGTGTAGGTTCCCGACATACCCGCAGCGCCAAGGTTCTGCGTATTTTGATGTGAATTAGGCATACTCCTATAGTACGCCTTTTATATTAGACGGTCGCTTTAAACTCAATACCCTCGTAAATAGCCCAACCATCCATAATATGAATAGGTTGTAGAGTGAAACTGCCGTCGTCTTTTACCCATCCAATCATAATCCCTTGTTGCCAATCTTCCCAGTGCTTAAGTGGACGTCCTTGGTCATTTAAACCAGAACCATATGAAGGAACGGCACCATCTACACGGCATAAGCATCCTGGTGACGCTGACACTGAACGGATAGGGCCATCGCCATTAGCCACAGTTTTGTACTGCATCTCTTGACGGTGAGCGTGACCAAACACTGTTGATACGTGTGGGTTCTTGTTTACATACGCTGAAGCGGTTGACCCACCAGAGCGGACAGTAGTTCCGTGTACAGCACGTAAGTGTGGAGTAATCCAATACTCACCTGCTGGGTAACCACCTACGTAATCGACATTAATTTCATCTAAGCGAAGTAGGAAAGGAATAGACATAACAGGCCATTCTTCTGGGGTTGCGCCTGCGCGTTTAATTCCTTTAGAAGCCATAGCGTTCATTGTTACATACTTCTGCATACGACAATCGTGGTTACCTTCAATTAAAGTAATCTTTGCAGTTGGGCATGTAGCTCGTTGTTTAGCTAATAGGTTATGACCGTAATCAAGTGCTGGCTGTACGGTGTGTGCAAACATCTCTTCTTGTGCGTACTTGCCCATTGTTGGCAGGTCTAGATAATCACCTAAATGGATAATCTCATCCACGCCATATTTTTCTTCCATATAAGCAAGCAATTGAAAATGAATCTCAATTGCGGTTTCGTCGTGAAAAGGGTCTAACGTGCCGTCTTCATATTTACGGTACCCAATCTGTGGGTCTGGGACGAACATAATTAATCGTCCATCTTTTTTATTTTTGCGTTCTTTATAAGTTGCTGGCTTAATAATAGTAGGCTTTGCTGGCTGAATTGGAGGCCAAGACCAATCACCTACAGCTAGTGGGTTTGCCTCTACAAGCGCTTGGTCTAATAACTCTGAAATTGTTACTTTCGACATGTGCATCGTCCTTTGAAATGGTCGCGAAAAGCTGTCTCTTTCATTGGTAGTTCATACCCATTTGTTACCAATGCCTTCATGAAGTTTTTTATATCCAGCCCTAGTGTTTCATCACTTAGAGTTTTAACAAGTTTTTCTTTTAACTTTGAATCTTGTCTATCAAGCCATTTTGCTGTTGTGCAATAGCCTTTACGCCTTGTATTAACGGGGTTACTTGAAAACTCAGTTAATAAATCATCAATTGATTTCACTGCTATTCCTCTCGACGCCTCAAGCCTATCACAAGAATTGCAACTTGATGGAATAAAAAACCCCCGCTGGAGGACATCCAACGGGGGTCGTTAGGCAACTGCGTTTTGTCGATTTATTTAATCGTTATTTTTTTAGCCTTCTTTTCCTCAGGAACAATGCGCTCTAAAGAAATAGTAAGGAAGCCATCGGTAAGCTTAGCGCCAACAACAACAACGTCATCAGCAATAGCAAACTTCTGGGTAAAGTTACGAGCAGCAATGCCTTTGTAGGCATACTCCCCGTCATCTTCTCCCCTATTTCCTTCAACGGTTAGGACATTTTCCTTGTAGGTAATGGTTACATCATCCTTCTTAAACCCTGCAATTGCAAGCTCAATTTCAGCCTTATCATCAGGCAAAGTCTTGATGTTGTAGGGAGGATAATTAGATTTAATGCGTACGTCCTCTAACTCTTTAAATAAAGTTAATTGACGGTCAAACCCAACAGTCCATGGGTCTAACATGTTGTGTAGAAGTTGAAAAGGGTCTACGGAACGTTCTGCAGCTAATTTATAGCCATCAATGAGCCGTTGAGTTCCTGCTGGTATTTGCTTTGGGTTATGGGGCCACTGATTTCTTTCATGTGGTGAGCCCATTGGGTAGCCTGAAGCCATAATATATCTCCTTAGACGATATAAGTTAAGTGACCCTCGGTTGAGCGGTCAACAAAAGTATACAACAATCTAATTTAAAATATATTCCCGTAATGATAGAAAAGGTACATTTATAAATGCCAAAGCCCCTCGCATGGAGGGGCTTTGCGCTATTTAGTTGTAACTACTCAGCCATACCATCTTTAAAGTTGGGGGCCGAGCGCTTTACCGCTGAAGAAAGGATTCGTCCATTGCCTTGTGTGGCGCCAGCTTCTGGAGCTGTGGATTTCTGGAACTTAACACGGATACCGTATCTTGCTCCACTTGTAGCAGTAATCTTAGTACGTGATGGCTTAGCTTGCTTGTATGGGTCTGTTCCACCCTTAGCATTGCCAGTCTTCTTCACAAGTGTTCCTTTTAAAGGCTTAGCAACTTGTGGCTTTGCTCCAGCAGCATTTGATGGCTCGGCAGATGTTGGAGCAATCGGTGCTGGGTTCTTCTTTGTATCTTTTTTCATTTAGTTTCCTTTGCGCGAAGGTATCTATAAGGATAAGGCTTATTTATAGAATGCAGTGTCTTAACTAGCCTTAATATCAAAGACAATGGCAGAAATCTGACCATCATGGCTTTCAATACTGGAGAAACCAGGGATGCAGGTAAGGTCTAGGCCTCTTGGGGCTGTGTAACCACGTGCAATTGCGATGGCTTTTACTGCTTGGTTTACAGCGCCTGCGCCAACGGCGCGAACTTTACAAGTACGGGACTCATAAATGCTGTGTGCAATAGCAGATGCTACTGCTTGTGGATTAGAGCCTGCTCCTACGCGTAGGATTTGCTCTTCATTATTTTGCTCGGTCATGTGTACCTCGGTTTACGAATAGTAGAAGTTCCCCGTGGTCATTATTATGACGTCGAATATTAAAGGTGTAAGGCTAAACCGTTCTGTAATCAGCGGGGGTTGGAGCTGTAGCTAGAGCGCCACATAGATGGCATTCCATATCTAGCATATAAAGGCTTATTTCACCCTCTTCAAACATGGCTTTAACATTCCACAATGTGGACCCACAAATACACACCTCTAAAGGCTGGTCTTTATCTCTTAGGTCTAACAATGAAGTCCCCCGCTATGTGTCTTGCTACCTCAATATAAATCTCTGCATTAGAAAACAAATCCTCTGGGTGGTATAGCTCGTCTGGTTTACAACCCCAATTATGTTTTAAATACTCTTTTAAACCTGGAACTAAATTGTCTACAAACTCACCAGGAGTCATGTAGCCGTACTCTCTTAGGTCATCTTCTTGTTTTTTCTTACTCATCCTTGACCTCCCCAACCTCCGCCTTTAAATTGAACTGCTGGTGGTGTCCAAACTTTTGTCATAAAGTTTCCACACCTATCGCATGCTGGGCGGTCAGTAGAATCAAATGTTAAGTGCATTTCGACAGTGCTGTCACACGGCACACATGTAAAATCATATTTAGGCATATTATTTCTCTCTAAACTTTGGGTCCTGTAGCTTATCGTACACCTCTTTTTCATATGCCAAAGTATGGGTTCCAGACACCAACCTAGCTAAAGCGTACGAATCCGCAGCGTTATCGTCAGTAAATTCTGCATCCCACTTCTTATAAACGTAAAGAAGCATTTGGCTCTTTGGGACACCTTGACCTTTACCAGTTACGTATTTCTTTAGGTTAGTAGGCGGAACTATCAAGGGGTAAATACCGAAATCTAATAGAACTAGCTTTACCATTCCCCCGAGCTCACCAAGCATGTTAGCCATCTGTGAACTAAAGGCATATCCCTCCATGGCAACGTCAGCAATATCCCACTCAACTAAAGCATCCATTAAGTGCGCTTGAATATCCCTAAGTCTTTCAATCCCACGCTTCTCAGATTTATACACTGTGGTTTGATACTTAAGGGAATCTTTATCAAAAAGGGTTACAGCAAATCCACTATATGACTGGTCTATGCCAGCGTATACAGGGCTACTGCTTTCAAAAGTTAAGCCTCCATCAAATTTTTTCACAGAGCTCATTTAGGGGATAAACCGATTGTTCATAATATTACGAGCGGCTGAGTTACGACGAGTAAGTTCTCGGCTGGTCAATGAGTAGTAACGCTCAATGTTTTCTAAGTTATTTTCTAGAAGAACCTTGTAAGCATGGGCATATTGTTTGGCATCTTGAAGGGCTTGAATCTCTGGTTCCTCATGTACTAATGCACGTAGAAGGACTGGCTTTTCTGTACTTTTACCAGTTGATTTAGAAAGCATACCCCGATTGACCGCGGTCTCGTAGGTGTTCTCAGCCTCTAGCTCCGCTAACCCAGCACATGCAACCTGGGTTCGAAGGAAGTTAATGTTCTCAATATAACGACTTGCCATCATCATTAACTCTTGGTCAGCTACTTCAGTAATATCCGATGGAAAATCAGGCAAGTCAATGTTTAAATTAACTTTGATTGGCAACCCCTGAGATTGAAGTTGCGCTAGTACTCTGCCACTAATTCCTGTAGAAATAATGTTACTCATCATACCCCTTACATTTTGAACAACCACCGTTTGCAACGTTGCAAGCTGGTGCAGTCTTTTTATCAAGTGCTTCCATAATCATAGCAGCAGCGTCAAATAGACCAGCTGTTGCAAAGTCACTCTTAGGAACTACAAATTCTCTAGCCTCTTGGTTGGCTTTGTTTTCATAGATAAGCACTGCTTCTTGTGGATGCTCTGGTAGTTCAATAAGCTCTGCTAACTTCATGTACATTTGAACTTGAGTAATATGATTCATAAACGGAGCTTTAATCTCTGCCCACATAGCTTCCATATCTCCCTTGTGTTCTCTTACAAGGTCTGGAGCTTCCCATCTAATTGTTCCAATACCAATTGACTTAACCTCTAACATTAAAGGGTCACCTAAACTAGTAAGCCAACCATCTGCATGACCTGAAATTCTTAATGGTTCATAAAACAAAGGTACTTCGTTGTATTGCAACGGTCCATCGTGACAATCAGAACCGCCCCAAAAGTATTCGTCGCACTCAATGCAGTACCACTTACCATTAAGCACGCCCATCTCTTGAAACCACTTTTGCCACTTAGCGTGAATGTAATGGCCTTCAGCAAAGACAGATTCCATACGCAGGCTGCTAGTTCTTTTTTGAATTGGGTTGCGGCCTTGCAATTGAAAGTAAGATGCTCTATAACACCAGTCTTTTTTAACCATTTCAGAGGGGTGTAGAACATCTGTTCTACGACTCTGGTCTTGAGGTTTTGAAATTACATATCGTTCTACAGAGCCTAAAACTCTTGATTGTTTTTTACCCACATCTACCAGTTTCTTTAAAGCGCCGCTTGGTTTTTGAGTGATTGCCATGAAGAGAACCTATCACACTTTCTTGGTAGTTACCCACTCCCCAAATGATTTACCAGCTTTATTTGCTTTTCTTTTTAATGCATTTCTTTCTCGGTGACTCATGCCACCCCAAATTCCATGTTGCTCATCCATAGCATTGGCATACAATAAACACTCTTTACGCACAGGACATTCTGGCAGACCGTCTTTACCAAAGCACACAGCTTTGGAAACGTCTGCTATCTTTTTATACTTTGCTTTATCTCGTGGAGGAAAAAACATTTCTGTGTCCATGCCACGGCACTTTGCTTTATGTCGCCAACCTTCTAGGTGTCCGACGTCTTCTGAGAACAAGTACACTCCTGAATATTCTGGCGCAATTCCAGAAAGTCATCTTCAGTTAGTAATACGTAGTTCTCATTGTTGAGACTAAAACCGAGGACAGGCATCCGACTGTCAAAAATTGCTTCTCTGACAATCTTTTCTAGAACCGCAGCCTTAACGGATACGGAAGCTTTGCCTGTCCACTTATGCTCTACGAGCAAATCTTGTGAACGGACATCGCCTTTCCGACTCCAAAACGCACCGCTTCCAGCTGAACGCTGTCCGCCAATTGCTTTTGCTAATCGGTCCTCATGCTTCTTAGATTCTCGTTGTCCTTTAGATTTCATCGTCAGCAACGAACTTTGAACCCGCCTTAATTGAATCTAGAACATCTCGTTCTAAAGTCTCTTTAAGGTCAATCTCCTCGCGTATGGAGCTAAGCATAGCATCAGAACCCTGCCACTGCCTACCACCATAGCGGTAGTAAGCCCCAGCCCTGATAATAACCTTATTTAGAATACCAATAGCTAGTATTTCCTTGCCAAAATCAATCTCTCCAGCAGCAACTTCGCCACCTTCTGAGAAGTAAAAATCAAAAACAGCAACCTGGGATGGTGGGGCTGATTTATTTTTAATAACACGTGCTTTAATTGTCTGACCAATGCGACGTTTTTCCTGACCAGTTCCAGACTCAATCCATTCATCGCGTCGTACTTCCATACGAGTAAAGAACGCATAGTCTTTACCTAAACCACCTGGGGTAGTGCGTGGGTCTCCATACATAACCCCAATCTTTGAACGCCATTGATTGATTAGAATCCCAATAAACGGGCGCTCATACTCAATAAGGCTACGCTTAGATGCCATGCCTACCTTGCGAAAAAACTTGTTAGTAAGAAGGGCGCCCCGACCTACGGTTGATTCTTCCATTTGTTTCTCATCTTCTGAGCTAGGAACCAAGGCAGGAAGGCTATCAATAACGACGCAATCCACAGCTTTGCTTTCCACAATTTCAATAACCGCTTCATATGCTTCCTCCATAATGTTTGTAGAAACTACGTAAACTCTTTTTGTATCCACTCCGCACAACTCAGCGTAAGCAGGTACCCATTGCTCTGCAGCAATCCATACCGTTGTAAACTCTGGGTCGCGCTTTTGGTTTGCAGCAATAGTTTTAAGTGCAATTGCAGTCTTACCATTACTTGCTTCACCAATAATTTCATGCCATTGATTAACGGGCCATCCACCACCAAGGGCAACATCTAAACTAATAGAGCCAGTGGTGACACGACTCAGAACATCATCTCTAATGTCTGAACCAAGAACTACGGTATTGTCACCGTATTTTTTATTAATTTTTGTTAATATTTTAGTTAATTCAGCATTCATTAAATGTGTCCTATGATTGTTGTTGGATTAAACCCACCAGTTGGTACTTGTGTAGCTGGGGTTGCTGGCCCACCGCCACCACCTTGACCAACAATTCCAGTGCCTGCACCAGAACCTGATTGTTGAATAGGGTATCCACAGTCATAACATCGTGGACGTGACTCAGCTGTACCGCCATAGTTACCACTATTACAGCCTGGACAACGCGGTGTCATTGGAACAGTCTGTTGTGAAGTTGGGTAAGACTGTGGTTGTTGCGTCGGCTGCTGATAAACAGGCTGTTGTTGCGGCATGTTTGGCTGCTGCGGTTGAGGAGTTGTCCCCAATTTATTTGACCACCAGTTGCTACTCATCATCATGCTCCATTTCTACTAAGTCAGCGTCAAGTAATTCTCCTGGCGCTATCAATCCTATCTCCATTGCTGATGAAAATGCACCAACCAAAGCAGACATTCCTACCATCTTGTACATTAATCTCATCAAGTTCTCTTCTTTATCTACCTCTTCTGTATTATCAGGGTTTTCTTTTCTAATCTCATCAATCTGTAATGAAACAATAACGTCTGCACCCATCTCCGCAATTGTATGAAGAAATGGCATTATAAACTCAATGCGTTTCATACGCATATCGCTGTCGGAGTTTTCCATCTCTTCGCCTTCATCAGATACGGGGTTCAAACCAAGTAGAGTTGCTAAATCATTTGGCTCACCTAATCCAGAGTCATAGATATACCAACGAAGCAGTGTGCTTAACGGAAGTTCTTTTCTTAAAAACTCAATCTCAGTAGGGGCATTCTTTTTTCTTTTAAACCATTTCACTTAGCTTCTCCCCATCTCTGTACGGTTTTTACGTCAGCAATCAAAGGTATGTCTAAAACCTTTATGCCTTCCATCGCTTCACGAATACTTTCTGCCGTCTTCTTTGCTAAAGAATCTGGGGTAAGGGTTACAAGTTCGTCATGAACTGTTAGAAGAATCTTGGCTTCTGGTGGTACCAAATCATGAGCCCTAATCATAGCAAGTTTCATGATGTCTGCTGCTGACCCTTGGATACGCGTGTTGAAAGCCTGACGCTCAGCACCAGCCCTAACACCAAAGTCTCTAGATGCAATCTCTGGTAGATAACGTTTTCTACCCATAAGGGTGGTGACATATCTCTTAGCCTTAGTCTGAGCAACAACCTTCATTCGATAGATGTTTACCGATGGAAACTTTGCTGCAAAATTTGTAAGTAAGGTTTTAGCCTCTGTAACTGAGCATCCTATAGAACGAGCAATCTTATCGGGACCAACCCCATAAGCCATAGCCAATACAAGTACCTTACCAGCCTGACGATTAACACCCATGGTGTCTCCTACAGTGGTGTAGATGTCCCCACCATCCATGTAGTTTTTCATCATAATAGGGTCTTTAGACATAGACGCAATAATGCGAGGTTCAATCTGTGAGTAGTCAGCAACAACTAATTTAAAACCCTCAGGTGCGTAGAACAAGTTACGAATAGCTTTGCCGTGTGCGGTAGCTGGATTGGGTACGTTCTGCAAATTTGGATTACGGCTAGAGAATCTGCCAGTCTCTGCACCATGTTGAATAAAGTCTGCATGAATACGACCGTTGACAAGAAGGCTATCTTTGTATTCTGTTTTAGACTTTCCACCAACAGTTCTAGTTACATCCCCACCTAGGTAAGGAATAACGTAAGTAGTAAGCAACTTATTTAAATCTGAATATTCTAGTAACGCTTTAACTAATGGGTCTTTATCTCTGTGTGGCTCTAGTGCTTCCGCGGATACAGAGTAGTCCATGTACTCAAGCTCTTTGCCTTCCATATCTTTTTTAATACCTTTGCCAGTAAGAATTTTAGGTTTTAGACCTCGACCTCCTTCTGACTTTTTTGAATACAAAAGGTATTGCTTCTCTTGATTTGAATTTATATTAAAAACTCTGCCAGCAACTTTATAAATCTCTGAGCGAGCAGCCTCGATATCTTTTTCTAGTTGTTCGTGAAGCTGTTTTAAAGCAGACATATCGATTGGCGCACCAGCAAGTTTCATATGACAAAGAACTTTAAGAACGTCCATCTCTAGTTTCATAATCTTTGTAAGTTCTGCTGCTTCAATCTTTGGAAGCACGGCTTTGTATAAAAGAAATGTGTATTTAGCATCTAAGTATGCATACTTAGCTACCTCACTAAAAGGGTGAATCTCTACCTGAGCACCTACACCTTTGGTCATTTCAAATCCAAGTTCTCGCTGCAAGCAGTCATCTAAACCGCACTTGTTTTTATTACGGTTGTCATAGATAAATGAACCAACCATGGTGTCAAAGTATGGACCAGAGGGTATACGACCGTTTAAATATTTAGCAACAGAGGTAAGGTCAAAGACTAAGTTGTGACCAATAATCAATATCTCATCGTTAAAAAACAAAGGTTCTAAAGCCTTAAAGACCTCTCCAGGAAACATTTGAGAGGGGGCTGGACCAAATACTCTAGTAGATTTTTTTGCATCTCTAGAGTAGTCACTTGGTCTGGCGTCTAAACCAGCGGCAACTCTCTTCTCTCCTTGACCAGTTAATGGAAATGACTCAGACTCAAACTCCCCGTGTGGATGCCCCATTGGGATAACATCTCCACGCCCGTGGGTGGCAAAGCTAAGCCACATAACTTCATTAACAACTGTCACACCACGACGTGGTCCTACAGTTTCACAATCAAAAGCAAAAGAATCTTGTTGGAGATAGTAAGCAACCATCTCGTCTAATTGTTTTTTAGTCGTAATAATGTTCAAATTTTTATCCCTGGAATAGGGCCTCAGGGCTGAGCAGGGGATAGTCTGCTCAGCCCGTTGGCGTTCTAATTGTGGCTAGAGGAGTGAGTCAGCAATTTCATCAAGCTCTGCCCATGTGTGTTCCTTAATAACGGAACGTTCGAACGGCTCAATAAGTGCAACTTCTTTCTCTGCCATCTCAGGTGAGATGTTCCAGTCTTCCATAAGGTCTCGAGACTTTACGGCATTAAGGTGATAAACAGTTTGTTGTTGTTTACCTGTACGACTAATAGCCCAAAAGTTTTTTGTAAGTGGGCCTTGTGGTGAGAACTCTGCAGCATGCAAAGTTTTATATAAACGTGGTGATGCAATAAGCATCTTTCGTTCAACTCCTGTTGGAGTTACAATTGCAATTGTAAAAGCACGCTTGTCTTCAGGCTTGCTTCCAAGCTTTGTTGCTAGAGGGTCGTTGGCACCTAATGAAACATAGGAGCGCTTGCCGACAGTCTTTTGCTGTAAGAAGTGTTGCTTGTAGATTGCAAATGGACCATTCTGGTCAATGAACTTAACGATAGTAAACTCACCATCAACAAACTTAAACTCTGTTGGATAGTTAGTTACTGATACAGATAGCTGTTCTGCTGCTTCCCAGCCAGATGCTACTGCGGTGGATGTTGCTTGCTCTGGACGAGCGTCTACTGAGAATTCATCAGTCTCAGGCATATATTCTTCAGTACGGTTTACTGACATTTTTTTCCTTTGCTAGTTAGGTTCTGTTGTTTTAGTTTCTTGTGCTCGGAGTTCAATCCAAGCCTCAGCAATTGCGTTAGTCAATTTCTGGTTAGGCCATTTTAACCTAGTTTTATCTAGAAGTCCAGCCTTTCCAAATAGTTCAACTACCACATTAACCTGTGGGCGGGAGTATAACCTCTGCCCACGGATTACTTTTCCGTCCTTTGTTTGGATATCAGGACTGCGGTATGGCGACACTGGCAAGTAGCCATTGTATAGCCACTTCTTAACCGTAGATAAAGGGCGTCCTAAAGCGTTAGCTAATGCCACATTAGTAAAGAACTCTATGTCTTTACCGTTAGGCATTTTTTTAATTAACGGTTTAGCATCCCAACCAAGGTCAGTAGGCACGTCTACTTTCTTTAGGTCACGGCGTTTTCTTTTACTGCCTGGATAAAACTTATCCAGTCCAGCAAATATATTGTCTATCTCGTCAGGCATTTATTTTCCTACGATAAATGCGTACGTTATTTTAGAGGGAAACATAGTATCTATATCTTCTTCGGTCAAGTGACCATTATAAAAAGCAGCCATGATTGCAGATTCATCAAGGGTAGGGGTCATTTTAATACAGGTATCTTTAATACCTTTTTTAGTTAGGATGATTTCTGCAGCAGCAATATCTAGATTTTTTGATACGCGCTTTTGTTTCATGATAGAGATTTCATTCTCTTCATCAGGAATATTTAAAACAATATGACCACGGTCATCTTCTGAGCCATGCTCATCAATAGATGCTGTTAAACGTGTTTTGATTTCTGTTTGACGTTTACTTAATAAATCAGCTTGGTCTTTTAAACTTAAGTATTGACGTACTTCATTCTTAACTGTTTGTAAATCCATTGCTATCCCCAATCAGTAGTGTTGGGGAAAACTTAATACCCATTCAAGGGCGTGTCAAGTTACTTTGCGTTATTTGATTTAATGCCTCGGTAGCCAGTCTTTTTTTTATTCATGCTGCCAGGTTTTTTGTAGCCGCCTCCACCAGGAGTTGAAGCTTGGCGTTGAGCTAGGGCTTTAGCAATTTTATCGTGGTGTTTCCCCATTTGCTACGCCTCTTTAATATAGAGTTCAAGAGCTGCAATAATAATGCTGGTAACAGTGACCTTCTCAGCTGCAGCTTTCTTTTGGACAGCTTTCCATAGGTCATCTGGGACGCGGATGGTACGCGTTGGGGTCTTAGGTGCGTTAGGCATCCGTCAAGTATACCTGTCCAACAATTATCGTTAGGTGTAAAGCTCTCCCCCAAGGACTCGAACCTCGATAGGCGGAACCAGAATCCGCAGTCTTGCCAATTAGACGAAGGGAGAATGGAGCGGTTGACGAGGCTCGAACTCGCGACCTGCACCTTGGCAAGGTGCCGCTCTACCAACTGAGCTACAACCGCATTGCTGCCCCACCTGGGCTCGAACCAGGGACCTAGCGATTAACAGTCGCTCGCTCTGCCAGCTGAGCTATAGGGCATTACTACACAGACGATGATATCAGAAACTGTTTTAATCCTTCTACGCTCATTGGGACGCCACCCTTATCATCTATACCTTCACCATCAATTACTGCATTAGCTACAGCACTCTTATGTTGTAAGGCCTCATACTGGCGCTCTTCAATAGAACCTCCAACTATGATGTCTTGAATTACAATTGAGGGCCAGGTTGATGAAGCTCTTTTAATTCTTCCGTTTCTTTGGATTGCTGCTCCTGAAGACCACGGGAGGTCATAGTTGACCAAGAGGTTAGCTGCAGGTAAATCGACCCCATACCCACCAGCATCGCTAGAAACCAAAACACGAACATCAGGATGTTCATTAAAAGCAATTTTATTCTCCTCTTTAGTTTTAGCGTCTAGCTTGCCTGAATATAGACGGCACTGTTCAAGCCCTAAAGCTTCAGCAATTTTATCTAGCATACCAACATAGGTTGCAAAAATCACGACTTTGTTATCTTTATTTTGTTCTAAAAATTCTTTTACATAATTAATAAGGTAATCTAATTTAGTAGATGTAGTTATTCCATCTAGGTAACCATTAAGAACTAAATCAGCAGCATAGGCCGAACCTTCACCATTCATTAAATAAAACTTTTCTGCACTTTTTTTAATAAGGTCTGGGTGTGAACATAACATCTTTAAACACCCAATTTTAGACATAATTTTTCCGCGCATCTCATCTTCAGGACCGCCACGACGGCTAGACTCAACACCGTAATGAGCCATAACATTAAAATTAGAACCAAACATAGATTGAGCTTCGTCTAAATCAAATAACAAATCTTTAGTTATACGCTCATATAAAGCTGAGGATTTTCTATCAAGAATTATCTTGACAGGGTCTTTGTGGATTGAGTCAGGTAGATACGGCGCTACGTCTGGGTCTTTTTGAGCTTTACGTACGCAAGCTTCCTTTAACTTAGTGTGAAGTGTTGGTAAGTTTCTGTAATACTGAGGAGCGCCCCACGAGTTTCTTACAATAAAAGCAGCATCAAAGATGTCAAACCTACCAAGTACGTTGGCGTCAACAAATTGCATAATGCTATAAAGCTCTTCAGGTTTACCATTTTCAATAGGAGTTCCTGTAAGAGCAAAACGATAGGGCGCATTTACAAGTTTCTTTACTGCTTTGGAACGTTTGGATTTAAATGACTTAATGGCTGTGGCCTCGTCAAGGACAACAAATCCTCGGGGAAGTTCTCGTACATGAGACCAGTCGTTAACAACTTGCTCATAGTTAAGGATGATGTAATCAACCCCTGAATTCCGCCAGTCATAGGCAAGTTCATATTGCTCTGCCCTTTTCTTTGGCGTTCCATCAACAACCAAAGTGCGTGAAGTTCCATTAGTAAATTTCTCTATCTGATTAGCCCACTGATACTTCAATGAGGATAGACAGATTATAATCCCTGGTTCTTTAATTTTGGTCTCATCCATCAGACGTTCTATGGCAGCAATAGTAAGAACTGTTTTACCTAACCCCAAGTCATAAGCAACCAACATCTTGCCTTGCTCACACATACGGTCTACAGCCTCAGGCTGATAAGGAAGTAGGGTGCCAGTAAATGTCACAGAGGAATCTCGTTAACTCTGTCTTTAGACCAGTGGATGTAAGACCTAATATAAACAAGAGCGTAGGCAAGAGCGGAGAATATAAACCCGTATTGGTCAGTAATAAGGGCGTACGTAATCCATAGGCACTCGTTAAACAGAAGGACTAGCCAACCCCATATAGTCTTACGACCTACAAAGTAAATACCTGATACACCTATAACGGCTAGTATCCAAGACCAATATTGCATTAGGTATAAGCTCGCATCCTAGTTTGTATAAGAACTTTAAGGTCATCAAGGGTACCGTTGTTCATAAATATTTGGTCAACTTTTTCCCCGTCCATCGCGGACTCTGAGTTGTGAGCATTTACCGCTAAAACGCCTGAACGTTTTATACGCCAAATCTGTGCGTTGTCGTAATCTCTAATAGCCTTAGCTTCATTTGGATATCTAACATCAGTAATAACATAGTTAACCTCTCCAAATAATTGAAGACCGTTTAACGCATGCTTTACCCAAAACATATCACCAAAAGTTTTACGGGCACCAACGCCTAACCTCTGAAGAAGGTCACGAGCTTCGGGATAGTCAACCTTTACCTTGTCCCACCCATACACATCAACCAACCCTTGAACTCTATAACCTTCTTTGAGCATCGGGTTCGCTTCATATAACAGGGCACGTATAGGGTCGGCAAAAGCAACTCGTTGGTAACCGTAATTTTCTACAAGGATATTAGCCACAGTATCTTTACCCGACTGTGCGTATCCAGTTAATCCAATAATCATGAAAGCGCCTTCTCTCCATGAACGCAATGCTTAGCGTTATCTAAACCCCACTCTATCTCAACTTTGCTCATACCGCCAACATCTTTCATACCTGTAGAGGTATAATTAAAAAACCAACACTCTAACCCCATCTCAGTTGCTAAGGTTAATAGACTTAAAGAAGAACCTTTACCTGAGTCATCGTTGTCCATTGCAAAAACTACTTTTTCAGCCCCACGTATTAAATTAAACTGAACCATTGACACGGCAGAACCATAGGTTGCTACGCCCCCTGTGATGCCTACGGAATCTAACCTGACAACATCTAATGGGGATTCAACAACAATCATTGTCCCCCCTTTGTATTGGTTGTAGCCAAAAAGAGTTGTGCTTTTTTGAACACCAACGGGTTGATTTTTAAAATACCGTGCTCGGTGTCCCTTCTCTTGCCAGCCCAACAACTTACCTGTTAAAGGCTCTCTAATAACGGTTATCCAATTAGAACGTCGTTCATCCCACAATAAATCATGTTTGACTGCAGCGGAAACGGTAAGGCCACGTGATTTAAGCGCATCAACTGGAGGTCTAACAAATGCAGAAAGCATTGATTCTGTAATAAATGTAGGCTGTTCAAATATTTCTTTAGGTTTTAAAGCTTTTTGTAATGAATTAGTTAAGTTAACATCTCCTGAAGTAATAAAAGCTTTTGCGGCATCATAGTCAGAGCCTTGAATCATAGAAACTAAAGTTGTTAGTGCACCTTTGTGACCGCATGAGAAACAAAGGTTTGCACCCGTGTCAGCATTAATCCAAAAAGACGGGTTCCTATCTTCAACTCCTTTTATTAATTTATGAACAGGACAGTAGCATTGAATCTCATACCCACGAACAGATACAACATCAACACCTAATCTGTATAACGTATCCTGCATTTCATCTACAGTCATACTTGCCAATCATCGCCTTCCATCTCACGGAATTGTCCAGTGTTCCAATCCCAATTAAGGGCAACCTCTGAACGTCCTGAGTTACGGGAGTCAAGAATCTTTAACATACGCATGTCATCAATCGCGTCATCAATTCTTTGAAGACCAAAGATAACATCGGCGTCTTGATGGAAAGAAGATGAGTAACCAATAGAGTCTGCGGTTAGTTGCCCTTTTTTCATTTTCCAATTTAAAGCCTGAGTAGAAATAACAACAGGAACTTTAAACTTCTGTGCCATACGTTTTAAAGAACGAGTGATGTTAGTAATTGCCTGCGGGGTATTAGCCTCGCCCGACTGCTCATCAATCATGAGATAAGTACCGTCAATAAAAACAACATCAGGGTGCAGTACTTGAATCTTACTTGTGATACCTGTAACTGTAGAACCAGCAGCAGAATCTACTAACCAGAATCTTTCACGCATGCCTTCAATTCCTTGAAGCACTCTCTTGTATCGAGTCTCTTCTTCGGGGGTAAGCTTTCCATTAATCAATCGGTTATGTGATACGCGAGCTTTTTGAGCATCGTAACGAGTGAGCTGTTCATGGTTGCTCATCTCAAATGACTGAAACATTACTTTCTTATCAGTCATGTGAACGTTCTGTGCAATCTGCAAAGCAAGGGTTGACTTACCAGTTTTAGGTGGAGCAACAATAACAATCAACTGACCATTCTGCAATCCACCTGTTGCTATATCAATTGTTGGAAAACCAGTTGGAACTCCAAGTAACCCTGGGTTGTTCTTGCGCCACTCATACTCATCAAAACGCTTGGTAGCTTCTGATGTTAAATCTAAATCGTTAGTCTTACTTAGTCCGTCTTCTTCTAACTTTATTAAACCGCTTTGAATATTAAGAATAGCTTGCTCATGGTTTTGTTCTTTTTCCAAAGCACTGATAGCGCTTTGCACCATCCCAATAGTGTTGGCTTTTCTACGAGTAGCAACAACTGCATCAATTAAGTACTCAACAGAGTCTGATACAGCTGCTGGTACATAGTTGGGGAAGTTTTCTTTTATGACATCAAGGCTCGGTACCTCTGCATAATTAAAAAAATGCTGGCGAGTAAACTCCCAGATACGTTTGTTAGTAGGGTCTACAAACCAAGTGTCTTGTACGCCTCTATCAAATAGGGGAGCGACATCACGGTCATGTAAGACTTTACTTAATAATTTACTTTCGTTGTTCATAAACCTTTGAAGTCCTTCCCCCAGTGCCCGTATCGAAGTAGCCTAGAGTCTACATCAACAACTCCAAGAACCTCGGGCCTGTAGGGAAGTTCTGAAACCAAATGATTGACCGACTCGTATGATGAAAAGTATCTAAACGGATTAGTACCCATGTTGTCAAGTGTATCCATAACCTTTGATAGCTCATCATCTGATAAATCAAATGAAACAACCTCTAGGGTTACTCCAGCTTTAGTAGTAAACAAATATAGAAAGCTTAAAATGTCTCTTCTAAACTTTTTGTCGACTTTTGGTACTGGAAAGATTTTAGCAATTTTCTTTACAGTTATATTTACTTCTAAAAATATATCCGTAGCAATGAGGTAACGTTTTGGAAGCTCATTACTAATATCCCCGTTTTTCACGGGTTAAAAAACTTCTATCTTACCGAACTTAATAACAAACTCTCGAAAATCAATGTTTGATTGTCGAGCTTTTTCGGCATCGTCTTTAGTTGCACGACTAGATATCTCTAATGGATAGTTACCTTTGTTGTTATCAATTCGTGCTTTAACAAAACGAACATGCTTACAGGTTGCTCGTCCTCTAAATCCTGGACAGGTGCAACTTAGTGAGTCACTATCTTTTTCAACAGATACCTCGTAGATACCTGGCCCAGGGGTTTGCTGTTGGCTAAGAAACACCTGAACTAAACGAGAGTCACTTGACACTATGTTCTCTTTCATTTACGCATATCTCCCTCTGTTGAAATAATTGGCATGTAACCAAATGCTTCGACTGCATAGCTTGCTGTCGAATCTCCGTATAACGCTGCCCATCCTTCAAGAGGAATGTTAGTGGTAACAATGGTCGGTAGTCCATTATTTACTCGGGTGCGAAGAACATGATGAAACATGTTCTTCTGCCACCCAGTAAGGCCTGCGTGCTCTTTGCCTAAATCATCTATAACTAGTACTCGTATGTTATAGGCATCGTTTTCACACTCACCTAACATCCCATAATAAAGGGTTTCCTCTGCGTCTGTCGCCCCATCCATAATAGAACTTTTAAGGTCTAGGACCTGATTAAATGTGGAAAAGTAACAAGGCCTTACTAAAGGCATGTTTTTTGATGGAGCGAATGAGCTGACAGGAAGGGTAGTAATCATCTCTTGAATGATAGAGATAGCAAGGGTTGTTTTACCGTGTCCTGGTTTTCCATATAGGAGCAACCCCTGACCACTGCTTCTAACACCATCAGCTTTAATAATTTTATTTTTACCAACAGCGTTAATCCAAGTACGGATTGTCTGGATATCTTGTGGGTCAGTGGCTGTGCAGTCATCCAAAGTCCAACCAATTAAAGACGAAGGTATGCCAGCAACTTTAATCCAAGCAGCTCTACCAAGTTTTAATTTATCAGTCTTGAACATTGAACTTCTCCATTGAGCTCTTGTACTTAATCTTGGCGGTAACCATATCATCATCTGTAACCATTGCACGTTTTACATCTGCAACCATGCCAGGGGCACGAACAATAAATTGTTTCCACAGCTTCTCGGGGTCATCTAAAGACTGTTCATGAGTAAGACTGCTAAAGAAACGTTCCATAAGAAGTTTTTCTAAAGCCCCATTTGAATCGTTGTTCTTTCTAAAGGTGCTCAACGCCATAATGAAACGGCTCTGGTGAAGACGCCATGGTGGCATGTTCCACTGGTCAGGTACAAGGCTAGAAAAATATGAAGCGCTATCGCTAACGGTCCAGTTAACAGGGTCTTTCTTGTCTCTGTGTATAAAAGCCTTCTGAGCCTTCTCGGCCTTAGCCTCCTCGTACTCTTTTTGTTTACGCGCCTTGTCCTTTGCTTTTAAATCGGCAACGTCGTCGGGGTCCATTGGCGTTCCGAACCATGTCATGTGGGCTCCTATTCCTATATCGACTTTTGAAAATTCTTCTTCACGGACTTCGTCCGTGGATTTTGTAGCTCTTACTGTATTTGTATTTAGGCTATTAGAATAATCTGCTAATAGGCTATACAGCGGTGACAGCGGTATAGATGTACTGGAAACCCGTACTCGGTTAACCAGTTCCTGAAAACCCGCATCGGTAACGACAATTTGTCGACAAAAGGTTCCATTAGTTTGACGGTAGGTTTTTGTCTCTATAAAGCCCAGGGCGGTAAGTTCGGTCAAGGTGGACTGGAATGCTTCACGTCCCTCTTTGAAGCCCTCTGAGAGGCCTTTGGCGCCTCCTGAAGACCCTTGGGTGGACAGGTGTAGCAACACACCTAACGCTCTGGCAGACATCACTTAGGCTCTTCCTTGCCCTTCTTACGAGCCTCAATCTCCTCAACAAAAGCGGCAGCAAAAATACGGGCTATTTCTTGGACTCCGAAATAGAGATTATCCAAAGCCTCTTCTTCTGCATCGTCTGTTTCTTCATCTTCGAAATCTTCGTCTTCTTCGCTTTCTTCTTCCTCCGTGCCATCCTCTTCTTCTGCCTCGTCTTCCTCTTTAGATACGATTTCCTTTTCAGGGAATGTAGGTTCTTTAACTTCCTTTAGCCCTTTAGAAGCTGTCAAAGGGGTTAACCCATCAGATAGGTCAAAGCACGGGATGTCCGATTCTTTACAGATAGCTAAAGCGTTTGCTGATGCTTGGTCTTCATCGTCCCAAAGAATAAACGCAGAGGATTTTTCTCCCGACATCATCTTCACAGCATCATGTAAAGGGTTTGAAGATAGTTGAAAGCTTGCATTTGGAAACGCTGAAAAGTCGGCAGCCTGTGAAGAAAACATAATGATGTTCTTGTTTTTTTCTTTAGCAAACTGAGCTGCAAACTCTTGGGTCTTACTTGGTTTTATATCAAATGAAAGAACTAATGTTCCATCAGAACCATTAGCGTAGTAATGGTCTTCCATAAGAGCCTCTAGGTTGGCTCTGCTTGTCTCGCCGTTACCAGCGACTAACACATAGTATTTGTCCATAGGGACCTCCTTGTAGGGGAGCCCTATACTACACAATTTTTTACTCTGGTCTAGCGCTGTTGATTACTGCTGGTTTATAGGTAGCAGTCCTTTCAGCTAAGGCTAAGAATGCCGAACCAAGGAAAGCCCCAGCTACGGTATGGAGAATAAACCCCTTAGTAGTTGAAACTTCAACTAACCAAGTACCAATAGCGGAGAAGATAATTGAGGAAACCGCATTTAATACTACGGCACTAATAAACATACTTAGTACATCCACAAGAGGGCCTACGATTGCTAGTAGGAAAGCTGTAAAACATCCAAGGAGTATGAGTTCAACCATGGGGATATCTTACTATGTTTTTGGTTGAGCCAAATACACCGCGTAGGTAGTGCCAGCTAGTAGGTAGTACTGAAGGGCACCCCCGATAAGTCGTTCTTGAATAGCAACTCTGTTCTTGTAGTAGTGGCTACGGGCATTGTTTGGCGTTGAGCCTTCCCAGAACAATTCATTTGTAGCAGCTGGCCCTGAACTTCCATCAAAGAAATCAAGAACAAAGGGAGAGTTTTCAAACAAGGCGGTGTCTACATTTAGTTTATGACCAGTGGCTGCTGGAGTCCACGTCAGTTGTACAGCAGCATAAGCGGCGTTGCTAGGAGCAGTTGCTGTGACGTTTGGTCTAGACCAATTAGTGTTAAGCATAAAAGTACTTGAGCTTGTTGAGGTAGAGATAATAGTTTTGGCACTGTTATACCAAACAATAGATGGGATAACAACATCTGATGACTGTTCAGTTTTTGCATAAAGACTAAATGTGTATGTGGTATCTGGATAGTGTATATCCATTAAGTCAGCTGTTGTTACAAATGATTTTAAAATAACTTGTGAAGTACCAGAGGAAGTTATTACTAAAGCATCCCCACCTTTACATACAACGCCTACAGTTGAAGCTGCGCTAGCTACTGTTCCACTAGCAGCAAAACTAACGGTAAAGTCAGATACGCCAGTTAAAGTTTTAAGACCGTCAAAAGGCGAACCTAATCCAGTTACATAAATCTGGTCTCCAGCTTTAAAAGTATGTACAACAGAAAGTTCAATAGTTCCAGTTCCAGAACCAGCTACTCTTGCTACTGAGTTGTAAAGCTCTACGTTTGGCTCCGCAACATCTGTTCGTACACTTAATGTAGATGCGCTTGCACTCCAAGGTGTGTATGGCGCAACAAAGTGAGGGTTACGAATTTCATTAATGCGGTTAGCTTTTAAAGTTACGTGCAGTTGTCTAGCTTCATCAAAAGAAGTAACGGTAGCTGATTGTTCAAATTGAGCAGCATCAAAGTAATGTCGTTCATTGCTTGCTAGGTTGCCTACGTTAGAAATTGTAACTCCTGGAACTGCGTAATAGCATTCTTGGCATCGTTGAACGGTCACTTGGAATCCAGAACCCGTACCGCCCAAAGAAGAGTTAGCAACAGAAAGAAGGGTTGTTGTATCTGCTCCAGCTCCACCATTTGTGATTGTTAAAGAAAGAACTGCGCCCAGGTAAACTGTAAAAGTACCTCTAGGAGCAATTGTAAACTGCTTACCAGAAACATAAGTCAAAGGAATATTAGTGTAGGTACCGTCAACATAGCCTGTACCAGCTGTGCTATTAAAACTGTTAAGTGTTAAGTTAGTTGGAGCTAAATCTGTAACTGTTGCTCTAGCCCCAAACGTACCAACGCTGTTTGTAACAGGGTCTCCAGTTGTAGTCCTCATTAAAACACCAAATCTGTCATACCATTTAATATTTGAAGTTAACGTTCTAGCGGTAGAACTTGCTGCAGAGTAGATACTAAAAGTATAATTTTTACCAGTCTTAACTGGAATTCCTTTAGTTATTGGAGCTGTTATGCCACAAGAAAAAGATACTTCGTTAGTAGAACCTCCAGCATTTGCAACACTTAAAAAAGCATTTTGTTTATTAGGATAAAGAAGCGGAGCTGTTGATTCAGCCCAAGGTGCTGGCACTGGAGTAATTTTTGCGTACTCATTAGTATCTGTATTAAAAGCAGAGCGTTGAGTAAGGTCGGCAGATGTCAAAGAATAACCAATAGATGTGCTATCTACTACAGTAATAGTTTTAGCTGTTACAACCTCATTAAAAATAGGAAGCTTAGAGCCACTAATAAATATTTTATCTCCAGCTTTATAGTTGTGAGTTCCTAAAAATAGGTTAGCGTTATTACTAGAAATAGAAAACTTAAGTATGTTTTGTTTCTTTAATTGAAGCAGTTGACCGCTTCCATCTGGGGATGTCCAGTTACCAATACTCTCTTCAAATGAAGAGTCGTTGTAATTAAGCATTAAGTTGTGACTTACTGTAAGACCTTCAACGCTAGGATTAGGTGTACCTTCAACTGGAGACACCACAGGCCATCCACTGAAAGCGGACAGGTATTCTCTAATACCCGCAGTGCTTCCCTTTTCAGTTTGAAGTTGAATAGCATCACGGATTAAAACTCTATTTTGTTGATAGCCAATTTCTGGCTCATAGTTAATACCAAACTGTTCAAGCATCAATGGGATTAAAGTTCCAGAAGCATTTTCAAAGTCATATCGATTTGTAATTAATTTAATAAGAGTTCTTATATAATCAAATTCAAAACCAAAAAGATTTAAAAAGCTTCTTAACTTTTCGTTGTCTCCAGCAATACTTGCTGTATAAGGCGTAGTAAGCTTATAGATTTTTGGAATGTATTCATACATAAGCGCTTGAGTATTAAAGTTTTCTACAGCTAACCCTGTCACTTGACCAGCAAGCACCCATTGAAGTTGAACTTGGTCTAACACAAAAATTGAATAGTAATAGAAACGTGCTTTATTCTTGCCTACGTTATCAGTATAAGTAAGTGGGTCTTTACCTCTAGTAGTAGTAAAGATAACATCCCCATCAGTTGAGTTAACAGGGTATCCAAATGGGTTTCTAACCAGTCTTAACTTTGCCCATGCTCCGTAAGGGCTGTTCCAGCTTAAAGTAATCTGTTTGTATCCAGAAGACAGCGCTTTAAAAGGGGATGCGTCAAACGCAATTGGGCTATCTGTACCGTAGTAACTTAAAGGAAACGACGGCGAGCTGTAGTAATCAAGACCGTAGCGTGCCATTAACTTAAGAACCCTCCACTTACTGTTACATCAAATGTACCAGCTTGAGGCAACTCATTTGTTAAACAGATAATATCTTTTACGGTAAGGGCTGTAACTGAACCAGTTACTGTAGCCGCTGAACCAACAGCTGTTGCAACAAGTGAGTAACTAAAGGTGTTTGAAGTAACAGCTGTTACCACAGCTGTACCATTGAATACGGCGTTGTTTACAGCGGATACAAGCACTGTCTGACCTACAGTTAAATTATGGTTAACAGAGGTAGTTAGCGTTGCAACGTTTCCAGCAAGAACTCTGTTGTTTATGGCAAAAGTCTGCTCTTCATCTGAACGCACAAGCTTAGATACAGTTGCTCTTGATACTCCAATTACATCGTTTACTACAGCAAGGACATCTTGTAAGTTAATTCGGTCATTAAAAGACACGTTATCAAAATTAAAAAGTTCTTGAAGAGCAGCTTTTACATCAAACTCTACTTGAGAATTTTTATATTGACTAAGGACTACTACATCTATTTTTAATTGAGTATTAACATACTTAGGTGGCTGTAAAGTTATAGTTACTCCAGGCGCTGTCTTATCAACAAAGTAATCTAAAATTTGAGTTGCTAAGTTATTAAAAACTAGAGAAGAGGTTACCCCATCAGATTGAAGCCCTGAGTCTCCATAAGGAGCAATATAAATTGTCACGTTACTATAGACTTCAGCAATAGATATAGCCTTTGCTACACCTGTTACTTGAATTGCAATAGCAGAATAGTCTGTTAAAGCTACCGCTCTATTTAAAGCTCTAATACTTTTTGGAGCGTTAGTGCGAATAGAGTCTGTAGATTCTGGCTCAGCTCCTCCTGAACCAGACCCCAGCACTTGACCAACGTCAATATTGTTAACGCTAATTCCTGTTGGGACAGGGGTTAAAATGTATTTAATAGTTCCAGCGGGAACGTTTCCGTTTTTACCTCCACCAACTCTATAGGTTGCATATACATCTACACCATTTGGTGGGATACGTCCATTAATTCCATCACCAAACTGTAAATAAACCTGCTCATCAGAGTCAACAACGGCAATAAATACTGGGTCATAGTTTTGATAATCAATTATATATTCAACTTGAGTGTAGTTAATTCCAGCAACAGTTACAATAGTACTTTTACTAATTACAGGTGAATCAGATAGTTGAAAAATTTGATTAACTGAGCCATCAGAGGTTCCTATTTTTTCAGTTTTAGTTTCGCCTTCTTGTGCATATACTTGTGCAGAACCAGAGGTACTTCCAACTTTTGCTGGAACTGTGACGTCTTCTAGAGTTTCAAAAGTAACTTGGGTTGTAACCCCATTAGATACAATGCTTGTAGATACCTGAGTTAAAGCAGGTACAATAGCGGGGGTTGCAGTTGAGTTATAGAAAGTTAAGTAAACGAGTGCGGCGGTTCCTTCGGTTGGGGTGTACCCAAGAACACGAGCTAAAGACAATACGCTATCTCTTTGGCTAGCAGTTGTAATGAAAGACTCATTAGCTGAGCGGTCAATGTAGTAGCTGAGATTGTCACCAATGTAAGAGAACAATTCAATTAGGGTCATGCCAAAATCAGAAGGGTCTCTATTTGTCCACTCGGGAGCAAAATACGGGATAAGCGCTATTAGGTCTTCTCTAATAGACTCATAGTCTTTAGAGGTGTAGTCAACCTGTGGTACGTAGTTACTGTTAGCCATTTCTTACCTCCCGAATTAGGTCGCCTGACCTGCTAAGAATATCAGTTCTTATCGTTACACTGTCTTCCAATTGCCCTGGGCCGTAGGAATAATTTATATTTACAGACAAAATGCCGTTATCGTCATCTAAAACTTTTTCAACTTTTCCAAGAGATAAGTCTGGGAGCCAAAAAGAGAAGGCTCCAGCAATAGCTTGGTTAATCATGCTTATAGCTGTAGTAGTGTTTTCAAAAGTTGACTCCTCAACACTGCTTCCATAGTTAGGTCTCATAACACGTTCCCCAAAATAGGTCATAACCGCAAGCACAACTCGGTCTTGCCATATTTTTCTGTCATCGGTTGTGTACGCTACGCCCCCGTTACTATCAAAAGAGAAAGGTAAGCTGATAGCTCTGCTCATAGTTCTACTCCCATCCATACTGGAAAGTTAGGGTCTCCGCCTTCAAACATAACCCATACTTTTTGGTCTAGTTTTGGAACTAGACGGTGCGGGGTATGCTCTGGGACCGTGTTTGTTTCTTGGTCATCGTTCCATTTGTTGTCTTCATTAACGTCTGTCTTATGCTCATGGTCTAGATAGTTTGTTGTATCAGACTTTCCTGTATGGTTATTAGTGTGGGTTAAAGTCTGTGTTGCGCTGAAACTATGGGTATGAGAACCAAAAGTACTTACGGTTGCTCCACCTGTAGTACCTGATACAGAGACTGAGTGGTCTCCATGAGCATTAAGTAGGGCAGCTACCTCAGAAGCTAGATGGTACTTATGGTCAGGATGATTAGTATTAGCTAAAACAGGTAGGCAAGGTCTAGCCCATTCAGTAGGCTCTTGCCCCAAAACTTGTGGAACAAGTAATTTAATGCGGCTTTCTTTATCAGGGTCTTCTATGTCTACACAGATTCCTTGATATAGCCCGTAAAATCTTTTATCTTCGTTCATGTTTTTACCGTCTTTACTCTTTTAGCTACAACTGAAGAGCGTCGTACTACTGTAGTAGTAGATGTTAGTTTAGGAGTTGCAGTTTTCCAAAGCGAAGCCGCCTTTGATGAAGTTGGCTTTGAACGGTTGCTAATATTACCAAAAGAAACCGCAGTTTTAGAGTTTTTAGGTTTAGTACTTTTAACGATTTTTGATTTTGGTTTTACAACTGTTTGTTTTTTTCCTGGGGTAATGATTCTTTTTTGTTTAACATCTGGAGCTTGAATAGCTGAACCGTCTGTCCACCTGGTTGCTAAGCCTAATGAGTCAGTTCCAAGATGAAGCATAGTTGTATACTTGTATTCAATATCTCTTTGAATTTCTGTAATTATATGCTCTGTTCCAATAACAGTCCAAAATCCGCTATAAGCTGCTCCAACACCATCAATGTAAATTGGAAGGTTTGGTCGAAGATTTGGCTCTCCCAGTACTTCTGCAGTAGCTCTATAAGGAAAACTGTTTCTAGCTTCAGCTGCTTCCGCTTCAAATTTAGCAATCTCTGCGGTAGGTGCGACTACCTTAGTTTCAAATCTATCAAACATTTCAAGAGATTCTATAGATTTAGTTTTTTTATTTCGTTTTTGTTGAGTAATTGATGTTGTCTTTTTTGAAGCTTTGTCAACACCACTAACCGCAACTGCAGCTTTGAAGGTGCCCTCTATTTCTAAGGAATCGCTGATTATAGGTTTAAAACTGTACAGGGTAGAACCTTGTGCGCTGCTTTCACTACGCATGACAAAATAAGGGGCAATAGACCTATAGGTTGCGTAATCGTTTAATATAGGTTCAAAGTAAAGCTCTGTGTTATGAGCTCTTAAAGTATACCCATGTTGTTTTGCAAGACGAACAAGCAACTCCCAATCGGTGTGGGCTGCGTGAGATACCATTTCAAAAATTCTTTTAGTTGGAACTACAAAAGCAGCAAGTCCATGAATCTTTGCTATCTTTGTTACAATGTTGCTTGCTGTAATATTTTTATACACTTTTTGAGAAGCTTGCTTTAAAGGAAATGTTCCTCCAATAAAAACAACTTCGGTAAAAGCCGTTCCAGGTGTATGGCTTGGTTGAATGTGGTGCACATAGCCAATAAATTCTCGCGCAGATTTGCTTCCCATTATATTAAATCTAGCTGCAGAGCCAGGTTTAATATGTTCGTATGCTACGTTCCAGTCCCTAAATCGAACGCTAAGCATTTCATGTTCGTTTATTTTTTGATATAGACGAGCTTCATATATAACTTTAGGACCTCTAGGGGCATCTGGAAATTCAACGTTAATAAATTTAAACACGAGGAACCCTAAGCTTTGTATTTGCTGGTATATTCATAAAGTCTTTTACTTCAGGATTGTATTCAGCAATTAACCACCATAGGTCTGGTTTGTTATAATATTTATTAGCTATTTGGTCTAGTCGCTCACCAGTTCTATACGTATGTGTCCAGTAAGTTACTTTGCCCAAATTTGAAACAGAATAAAAAACAGTAGGGTTCTCATCTCCCCCAGATTCTGTTGCAAAAAAATCAATGGTTGCGTACTCATAGCGAGAGCCAAGGTAAATAGTCATTATACGATTGTACTTCCTGCAAAGCAGTCTAGGCTTATGCTTAGGGTACTTCTTAGTGGAATCATCATTTGATTAAAGTATTGATGATTAATAGACAATTGAGTAATCCAACCAACATAGGAAATAGAGTTTTCATCTGGCCCAATTTGCACAGCCATTAAAGTTGGTCTCAAGTATCCAATATCTGCTGAGTGTTTACCTAATAAAGTTTTCCAACCATTTGGGGAGTTTTTTGTTTTACCGTCCCCATTAATAGCTTTAAATAAGTACTCAATGTCAGCCATAGTTCCATACTTCATTAAGTTGCTCATTTTGTAGTTAAAGGTTTCTGAACCGTTGGCGTGAAACCCGCTTTTATAGTAGGGAGCAAACTGGTCGTAACTTGTTAAGTTTGGAGATTTAGCTGAACGAGTTTGAAACTCCTCATTTCTGCGATGAGCGTATGCCATTGAAAAATCATTAATTCTATCTAGAACAATACTAAAGCTTACGGTTTCTTGTCCAGGGAATGCGCCAGATACCGCTCTTAATCTATCTGCAGCCGATGGGGTTACGTCTTGGTTTCGAGCTACAGACACAGAGATACTTTCTGGATTCCATAAAAATTGAAACCCATACTTGTAACTTTCTTGTTCATCCATTGCATCGTCATCAGTACCCGCTTGTTTTTCTTTATTGTCTGCTTGATTCTGTTTGTTAATCTCTGCAACGGTTGTAACCGTTCCTTTTTTCTTATCTACAGTTGAAAGAGAACCAGCTGTATTAAAAAACCAAATTCTTCCACGACGAAGCATGTGCTCGTCAGAATCGTTTATACCAATCATTGTGCTGGCATAACGTGTTCCAGCCACAACTCGTGGGTTTACAGGAAGACTGAACTCATGTGGAGGTAGATTCCATTTGCTATCAGGTTCAGGAGTAGTTCTAGTTTTCTTTGTTACATTATCGGTATTGTCTGTAATACCATCTTTATTTAAATTATTTCTAAGATTGTTAACAGCCCAAAGAAGAGCCGCTCCACCAACAACTAAACCAGTAACTGGATTAGTAACTGCAGCACCAAGAGCAAGCCGTAGAGCAGTGCTTCGTACAGCAGCAATTGCTAGGTTTTTACCAGCAGTTCCAGCGCCAGTCTTTGCAACAACAGCGGCTACGCCAGCAGCTTTTATTGCAACTTCAGTTGTGGTTAAAGCTACATTTGCTACAGTTTTTGAGGACGGAAGTTTTGAAACACGGTTTTCTGCCTTAGGAGTAGTGGCATTAGTATTTATTACTGCTGTTTTTTTAGAAAGTTGTGAAGAGTCGTATACCGCCACCATTATGACTGTGCCGCCTGATTCATCATTGTTTGGCTACTTAAAGCTGACTTAAGAGCTGCCACGGTATCACTTGGATTACTTGAACCATTAACAGCAATAGTTACTCCACCGTAGTTATAGGTGTGTTGAGCCTGTCCTCCGCCTTTAATGTTTTCCCAAGCTCCTTTAATAAAGTCTCCCAAAACGCTCTTATTATCTTTATTAAAGCCATCAAGGATTCCTCTAAGAGTTGTTGGTTTTGAATCGTCTTTAGAAGAAGAAGAGGAAGAAGATGAACCCCCATCGCTAGACTCTGAAGCACCAGAGCCAGAAGAACCAGCACTTCCACCACTAAGAACGCCCTTAGTTGACCACTGGCTCCAATTCTTTCCACCAGCAGACATGTGTCTAGCTACCTTTGCGTTAGTTAAAGCATCGTATAAATCCTCATTAGAACTAAGTTTAAAAGTTCCACCGTTAGCATCTTTCCATTCTTTAGCTAGGCGTTCTTTTGCAAGACCCCCAAGCATATTGATTTGGAACAAGCCATAAGATAAGTCTTTGTCGTGAGGGTTAAATGCCCAAGGACGTTTACCAGACTCAGCCTGTGCAATCTTCTTAGCGTTCTCAAGACCTTGGTCTTTAAATCCAGCTTGCTTTAAGATGTCTTCTAACTCTTTATCTCCAAGAACAATCTTTCCTTTTCCTGCAGGACGAGTGTCTGGAGCGTTGTGAGTCTTATTGTGAACTTCCCCACCCTCATGTCGGAATGGGTAGTTCTTAGCTTTTAATTCGTGGTTAGGAATGATTGTTCCATCAACCTTAGGCATAAAGAGTTCTGGGCCTCTTTCACCAACAATGTAAGGAGTCGGGTTTTCTTTAGCAACAGGTCCGCCAGCTTCTCGTTTAAACCAGTTAAGAGGGTTGAGCATTGAAAGACCGCCTCCGCCAAATACGGTTTCACCGAAAGCTTTGATGCCACCAAGCATTTTTAAAATAGGGATAAACCTATCAATAAAGTTTAAAGTACTTGTAATACTGCTTACAATTTTATTTCCAAATTCAAACACACTACTCATAGAGGGAGCTAATTGCATTAATGTATCAGAGGCAGTTGACACTCTTTTGCTTAAAGACTGAACTGCGCTAGTGCTAGCTCCTGTTTCTCGTGCCTGCTCTTTTAAGTCAGCTCCAGCTAAACGTTTTCCTCCAGTACGCGCTTTTTGAATAAGACCGTCTGATACCTGACGGCGTACTAGGGAGTCTGTTCCAAACAGATTAGTAATCATCATATCTAAAGCGTTACCAGGCTGCAAAGATATTTTGATATCTTCAACAGTTAGGGGTTCCCCACCAATTTTTTCACGGTTAAGCTTTGACCAAATTTCATCAATAATCTGTGGCATAGGTTTCATAGAACCGTCTTCACCACGAATTCGAATGCCAACAGCGCGAAGCATGTTTACATTTCGACCCTGTTGAACAGCGCCATATGCTTTCATTGATTGTTCAAGACCCATACCTGGGGTAAGGTTTGACATCTGGGCGCTGCCCATAAAGACATCATTAAAGTTTGGACCAGAGATACCGTAAGAGCTTGCTGTAGCTAAAGCATTAGCGGCGTCAAATTTATTAGTAATTGTTCCAGCACGCTGAGCTTCTTTCATCATTCTTGTTACGTTGCCGTAGTCGCCCTTTACAGAGCCTGTTGAGCCGTAACCAGATGACTGCTGCTGGTAGAAGACAGCACGACTTGTTGCCAAGTTCATGTCTACTGCTTCTGATGTTTTAGGAAGAGCTGAAATGCTTCCAGTAAATAAAGCTGTTGATATAGGACCTCGGTTAGCGCTTAACCATTCACCAAAAGAACCGCGACCCCCGCCGCCGCCCCCACCGTTATTAGCGTTAGAAAATACTTGGTTTCCAGTTGGACCACCTGTATAAACCTGCGGATTAAAATCGTGAGCAGCTAAGGCTCCTCCGCCAGCAAAGCGTGGTTCAGGGGCTACTTGATTAGAACCAACACCCGCTCCACCGCCACGTAGTTTATTAACCCCACCAGATAGGGTATTAACCCACCCGCCAGTATCTTGTTTTAAAAGGTTAACTTCTTGGCGAAGAGTAGAGATACCTGTTCTAAGGTCGGAGATAATAGACCCAGACTTAGAAGAGCTTACGTTAAACGAAGCTTTTGAGTCTGCCACTTACATTACCGTCCTTTAAGTCTCGTAGAGCGTTCCAGCCAATTTTGCCTTTCTCTAACAGAAAGGCCTCTTATGTCTGAAAGCGTCCATCCAGTAAAAGTTCTTGTTAGAACTTCGTATTCATCAAGAAGAGATTCGTAATCTTTTTCGCTATATACGAAACAAATCTAGCAAGCTCAGAGGTAAATCCATAGACTCACCACATGCCTTGCAGGGCTTCTTCACCTCCCCAAGGCGTGGGCCTGGGTTACGGTTGATAATCTCTTCAACAATTTTTGTGCGGTCAGCCATACCAAGTGATAAAGCAGTTCCTGCACCTACTGATTGAACTCCGTCTATTGAAACAATACATCCAGATAGTAGTAGCGTATTAATTTCAGCTGATGTTTTTTCATAGTTTTCCATCAACTTCTTTTGTGTTAATCCATTTGGAAGTCGAACTTCTACGGTTCCTTTTTTAGTCTCCATAGTCCAAGCTCTGTCTTCAATTGGATTGTCTAACTTTTTGATAGGAACATCTTTAGTTAGGTCAATCTCTTCTGCGCCTTCGCTCATACACTCTAGACAACGAACCGCTAATGTAGCGGTTGGTCCAAAAGTTACTCTACGAATACCCAGCAATATTGCGTCTCTGTCACCAGCTAAAAGAGTGTCAAGGTCGGATTGGGATACCGCGTTGCCGCCAATTTTAGTAAGGCCTCTTTGAAGCAATACATTTAATGCTTTTCCAGAAGAACCAGCTTTTGATACTGCTTCTTCATCAGCTCCAGTAAGTTCCCTTACCTCTGCTGTGGTGTGCAACTCGCCATCTTTGTCAAGATGCCCACCTGGAAGTTGTACTTCAGACTCTGAAGGGGCCCGCGTCTTAATGACTGGTGCGGGCTCCTTCTGGGCCTTTTCAACAAATTGCTCGAGTAGTTGCGAATCAGTAATGATTTGTGGGTCGGACACGATTTATACTCCTAGTTAGTTTAAATTAGATTACTTTGGTAGACCATCTTTACGAGAGTAGTCTGAGCCTGTAAAGAAGACTGACAAGCCTTCGTGAACAAGAGACATAGACTCAAATAAGATTGCTCCATCTGCAGCATTTAGGTCTGTGTAGTTTAGCGTACTAATCCATGCGTTGTGAATCTTGAAACCCATTACTGGAGTATCAGACTGAGCGTCTGGATGGCTCATAACGTAAACGTTGATGTTAACGCGGAAACTCTTTGCAGCGCTTCCAGTTCCACCAGTTGCTAGTCCTTCACCAGATGAAGCGCCAAATAGGCCACGCATCCATGTAATTGCCTGGTCGTTTCCGTAAAGAACGCCACGCTGCATAGTGATTGGGGTAAAGGTGGTCATACCAGGTACCTGGTGAACGGTAGTGTTGTATCCACCTTCACGGTATTGGATTGACTGAGTGTTTACGCTCAACCCGCTAATGTTACTGAAACCACCAATCCAACCTGTAGAAACTCCATTGGTTGCTGGTGCTGTACTTGACGAGGTCAAGATACGCTTGTCAAATACTGCTGCTGTACCCGCTTGTGAAAATTCAGCAACGAATTTAAACGAACGTAGTGGGTCTGTCGCTAGCGTTGAGAAGCGATTGATTATGCTATCTGTCATTTATTGGCTCCTTTACGCCACAGTAACGGTGGTTCCACCGTCAAACTGACCAATTTTGATTACAACGAATTCAGCTGGACGCTGTAGTGAAACGCCAACTTCAATGTGTACTTCTCCATTATCAATAAGATACTGAGGGTTATTCTCAGCGTCTACCTTAACGAAGAATGCTTCCTTAGGCTCTGCTCCACGGAGACCGCCCTGTGACCAGAAAGTTGTTAAGAATGAGTTAACAGTTGCTTCAAGACGACGCCATAGCTGCTCATCGTTTGGCTCAAAGATTGCAAACTCTGTGAGTGAAGTAAGAGACTTGCGTAGGTAGATAAGAGTACGACGAACTGGAATGTACTTATCTACATAACCTGGCTTTAGAGTACGTGAGCCCATAACGCAGATTCCTGAACCAGGAACGTATTTAATAGCGTTAATTGGTGCCGCTGCTGTATTCAAAGCATCGAGTTCCGCATTTGTTAATGAGGTAACAGATACTGCGCCAGCAATACGTGACTGAAGACCAGCTGGTGCTTTAAACACTCCGCGAGAAGCATCTGTTGCCATCATAATTCCAGCTACAGCAGCTCCAGCACCAATAGTCTTAGTAAGAGTTGCGGATGCGCCGAGAGCAGTAGTTGGGTCAGAGATGACCAAAGCTGGGTGGTACACAGCTGCTAAAGAGCTTGGTGTGTATGTTGCAGATAAAGAAAGAGCAGCAGATGCAGTAAGCGCTAGGCTATCTACAACTACAAACACGTCTTCACGAGAAGCAGCGTAAGAAATTGCAGCATTTACTACAGCAGTTGTTGTAATACCAGCAACATTAAGAACCAAAGAGTTTCTTACTGTGTCTAGAGAAGCAAGTGCTGTTGAGTAATCTGAAGCTACTAGTGCGTTTCCACCAGTTCCTCCGCTTAAAGTTTGGTTAGTTACAACCGCTGGGTTACGAGTAGCGCCTGTATTACCTGAGTTCAAATCTACTAGACCAAGGTAAACAGATGATGAGTTAACGGTAGTTACCGCATAGCGTGTATCAGTAGTTGTCATACTTAGGTCAGTAAATCGCTCAACAATATTTGAATCAGTAACTCCACCTGCATAGACTGTTAAGTCAAAGTAGCCAGTAGTGTTAGAGTTTGAAATAGAGATGTTGAGGTTGTTACCCCAAGTACCTGGTGTATTAGCAGAAATTGCAAGTGTTGCTGATGGGCTTCCAGCGCGGTCATTTAATGAACGAGCCGCTGAAGTTGCGGAAGCCGCAACGCGAACAACGTAGCAAGCGCTTCCACCGTTGCTAAAAAACATGTAAACAGCAATAGGCAAATCATTTGCTGCTGTTGTGTTCCAAGAACCAAATGCTTTAACATATTGGCTCCAAGAAGTTACTAGAGTAGGAGTGCTTACTGGTCCGCGGTCATTTGCACCAGCAAAGGTTGCATATGAATCGGAGGTAGCAGTTGCTACTGGTTGAACAGGGTTTAACGTCTCTTGGACGTACACCCCTGGGCGGTTAAATCCTGCCATTTAAATTATCTCCTTAGATTTTGACATGGTTACAAATATTAGATAGCTGTTAGACCTGATGGGATATACGAACTAGTGCGACGCTGACCATCTTCTGTAAGTATGTTAATACCAACACTAGTAGCAGCTGGTATAGCCGCCATAGCAACAGAAGGAGTCATTTCACTTACTATTCTAACCGTAAAAACATTACGTAGTAAACGGCGGTTTCCCGTTTCTCCATCTACTGCGTCTCGTTTTACATATCCATCAAGGAACATAGAGCGACGAGAGGATTCTGTACCAAGTTCATTTGGCACCTCTATAACTCCGAACTTTGATGGAAACTTATTTAAGAGCTGAAAAATAATAGCTCTATCATGGCGGGGATGACGTGAATACGAAGTCACTTGGTAAACAATGTCATAGGCAACGGGAATCTCATAAGAGTATGTGCTGCGTCCTACAGGCGCAATAGTTCCTCTGTAGTCTCCATCATATAGGCGGCCTGATGTTTGGCGGTCATTTGCTGGGACAATGTCAATTAAATCTATGGTCATAAATGGAAACTCTTGGGCTCTTACCTCAACATCTGGGTACCCAAACCATACTTTTACTGGACGAGCAGAGCTTTTCTCATCCCCCACAGTCAGACCCTGCAACATAGTTTTAAGAGCCAGGTCTTCTGCAATAACAAATCCGTTACCCATTAAAACACGTCCTCACTGATTAACTCATCGATAAGGTCTTTTCCAAATATATCGGAAATGTATTCGTCAGTACGGTTTAAAAAAGGTCGAATAACAGATGCGGGTGGAGTAGGTCCAGTGCCGTACTCAAGGTCATTAATTTCTTCTTGAAGGTCTTCGGGGTAGTCAATTACTAGTTGAGTATCCTTAACACGGACAGTCATATTAGAAACAACCATAGAAGGCCAGGCAGCATCCAAAGCAGCATGTCTAAGTTTCATTGTCATCTTCTTAGAGAGCTCTTGGGCTTTAAAAAGCGCGGCTTCTTCAGCGCTATCGATATCGTTTAACGGCACCTTTAATCGCTTTCCCTAACGCGTAACCTGTTGCGCCACCAAGCAAGAACTTGCTCACACCTGATTCAGGGATACTTTTAATAATAGCTTCTCTAAATTGCATATCAGAAGCTCTATCAACTTTATCTTTTTCAGACATGACTTCTCCAATGGAGCGCAGGGTCTAACGCAAGGGTGGTGCTTTGAGTCCCGCATGGACTCAATATAAGGATAAAGCAAAGAGGGGCCTTTCGGCCCCTCAACTACTTACTTCTTTTTATCGTTTTTCTTAATCTTCTTAATAATCTTGGCGTCAATCTTCTTATCTTCAGCCATAGTCTTTGGCTTCTTCTTAGCTCCATGAGCCTTGTCAGCCTTTTCAAACTTAGACTTCTCGTCCTTGTCAAAGCCAGCCTTCTTAAGCATCTTAGAGTCCTTCTTCTTATCCTTAGACTCTGTGTACTTGCCTTTTTCAAACGCAGCCATTACATTCCCTTCTTTCGGTTCATAGAAGCTTTCTTAGCTGGGGCCTTTGTAGCAGCCTTCTTAGCAAACTTCTTGTTGGCGTCCTTTAGGGACTTCATGCCGTGCTTATCCTTTGGCTTACCGCAGCCACAGGTAGCGCACATTACTTCTTCTTCTTTCGTAGGGCAGCGAAGTCTGAACCTTCTAGCTTGCCGTCTTTATCTACATCAAGCTTCTTCTGCTTAGATGACATACCCTTTGGAGCAGCCTTCTTAGCAGCCTTCTTAGCAGTCTTCTTCTTGCCCATGCATCCACATGTAGCGCACATATTATTTACTCGCTTTCTTTGGTTTGGAGACTTTCTTTTTTCCAGAGCCTGCGGGTACGCAGTTCGGAACCTTTTTGCCACCCTTAGTTTTCATGCCTACTTGGACGTAACCATCCCAGCAAGGGTTCGTATCTTTTGCCATTATTTCTTACCTTTCTTAGCGGACTTCTTAACCTTATTAGGAAGCTTGCCTTTAGGTGTCTTATCTTCCCATTCTTTAGCCATCTCTGGGTGCTTGGCGTACATGAACTTACGCTGGGACTGAGACTTAAAAGGCATTAGTCAGCAATTACCTTTGACCATAGAACAGCTACAGCATTTGCGGATGTTCCCGCAGCAGAGATAGCGTATAACTTATCACCAGCGTTTAGCCATACCTGTGTAGTAGCGGTTGACTTAGGCACCTTTAATCCAATGTTAGCGCCAGAGACAGTTATAGTTGGGTCCCCAATAAAGATAGGGTTATTGTCATCATTAAAGATTAAAACAGCGGTAGGTGGGCATTTGCTTGGTATTTCGCAAATAAGTGTTGCGGTGGTACCAACAGTGAATACATTATGAATAACAGCCATATAAACTCCTAGCTAGCGTACTGAGCAAATTGCGGGTCATTGACCATTTCTTCAGGCATAACCTGAATACACTCAACGACTAATAGTGTAAATCGTTCAGCAACGATTCCGCGTTCCTGAACACCATACGGACGATATACCTGGTTCTTCCAGACTATGCGTCCTTTATTTTGCCTATCAGGGTTAGCAATAACCCCAGGGGAAATTTTTTCTACATCCTCAATATTGAGAGTTAAGTGGAGTTCGTCAGAATTCCAATAACCAACTGCGGAAGTTTTTACTTGACCTTGTTTAATTACAGCTTTAACAACTGGTAATTCATAAGGACCTTTCCATTTACGTCCGCCAAGAGCACTAGTTCTGTCTTGACCAACATCATAGATAGGGTCCAATACAGTTGTATCTGAATCCCAAATATACCAAAGTGCTTTAGTTCCTACTGGGCTTTTTAAATCAGAGTCAACCCCAACAAGTATCTCATTTGTTTCAAAATCGGCATCAAACTTACCGCCAGGATTGTAGGCTCTCATTCAATACCTTTCTTGTACAGTTCAAGATTACCCGTTAAACGCTCATCTGTCGGGCTTATCTCAGCTGCTTTAGTTCCGTATTTTAGAGCTGTTTCAAACTCTCCAAGCCAATAAGAGCATACGGCAATCAAATCCCAAGGCACAGAACCCCATGCAAATTCTTCACATAGGTACTCCATTGGTCTAACTTCTATAGCTAAAGCTTTCTTACATACTGTTACACACTCAGCAAACTTTCCTTCTTTATAATAAAGCTGACCAAGCTCAACGTACGCTTCTCGTCTTTCTGGACATTCTTTTACAGCTTGCTGAAACCACTTCTCTTTTTCTTTTTCATCTTCAGAGCACTTAGCGATGTATCGCATGGAAGCTGCTCGCTCTGGTTTCCATTGAGCTGTGGGCAAAGATAGATGACGTTTAAATTCCTTTATAGCTTTACCATATTGATAATTAAAGAATAACTCTCTAGCGTAATAGTAAGCATTACGGTCATTCATTGGGTCTTCGTGAACTGAAAGTTCAAGAAGCGGTAGGTATTGACCGCGAGACTTAGTGTCATCTGCTTTATGCCAAAGCCCTAATTCAATCCATTGTTCTTTAACTTCTAAACGGTCTGTGTATAAGCACTCATGCACGGGGTGTCGCCAACGGTATCCATGTCTAGAGTGAATCTTATCTCCCCCGAAAGTTAAACCAGGAGAACCATCTGGATTAAAGTTCCATGTGTAGTTGTATCTAACTCGGTTAACCCCTGGCTTTACCTTTTCCATCTCGGCACGCCAACCTGGGGCAAGCAGTTCATCCATATCTAAAGAGATGCACATATCAATATCATCTGGCAATAGAGCAAGGGCGGCGTTACGTGCATCATCAAAACGCCATGGCTTTACAGAGATACTAAATACGTTAATGCCAAGTTTTTTAGCCAAAGCTACTGTCTTATCTGTAGAACCAGTATCGGCTATGAGTAGGTAATCTGCTTCCTTACAGGAGTCATACCATCGTTTTACAAACTGTTCTTCATTGAGAGCTATGGTGTATACGGCTATTTTCATACGCTTATTGTACCCTTAAAAAGAAAAGCCCCACCAGTCCCTGGGGACGGTGGGGAGCTAATCTTATAAATTAAGCAATAGTTGCAAAGTCTACGCCACCGTAGATGGTTGAACCACCATCGTATGAGTAGAACTTTAGAACTGTCTTGTTTGTACCAGATGCGATAGTTGGAGCTGAGCCACCATCCCAAGTAATACCGTTAAAAGATACAGCGTTAGAAGCGCGGTTAGCAACTTCTACCTGCCAACGTGTTCCATATCCTGATGGCACACCAGTGAAGGTTACTGTTACAGCACCTACTGGGTTAGCAATACGGATAAATGAACCGTTTGTTGGGTTGATAGTTACTGAGCCTGTAGACGCTGAAAAAGTCTGAAGGCGACCTGTTACACCAACATTGATGTAAGCATCGTTAGACTGTGCCAATACTGTTGGCTGTGATGAAATTGCCATTACGACTTTGCCTTCTTTCCTTTTGTTGGAGCTTCGATTTCTTTAGTGTCTTCTTCAATAACCTCAGCATCAATGACGTTAGGGTCATCAAAGCTTGCACCATTCCAAAGAGCCTTAACTGCCGTACTCATTGGTGGATAGAAAACACCGTTTTCAAACGTCCACTTCTGAGCTGGTTGTGGGACCAGATTAGTGACATCAACGACGTCAAACAACTGGCCCATAACCCCAAGAGCATCTTCATTGTCGGCAACAATTACTTGTGCGACTTTAGTGCCATCAATTAATGCATATTTTGCCATTAGTTACTCCTTAGAGAACTGCCTTGTCAAACCAACGAACTAGTGCGTAACCATCTGCACCATTTCCGCCGAATGACCAGTAACCGTAATACTGGCAACCACCAAAGTCAACATCAACAATATCGCCTGCATCCATGTACAAGAGTTCCCATGTAACATCAAAGAACGCTGCGTTAGTTGGAGCAACTAGTGTCTGCCATGAGCCTGAAGTAGCGCCGACTGCACCTAGGAATGTGATTGTGTTAGTACCAGCAAAGATGATGTCGTATGGTGGACGGTCTTCACGGATAAGTGTGTTGTTCTGGTCTTTCCAACGAACTGTTGGACGAACGCGCTTAGCAAGACCAGGGAACTGGGAGCTAGTTACACCACCAGGAGCTGTTGTCAGACGAGCTGCAACACCTGGGAAGTATAGAGGGATACGTGGAAGGATTGGGAATGATTGCCAATCTGTAACCAACTTAGCGTTACCAGTATCTTGGATAGTTGCACGAAGAACGTTTGAACCGTAGAAACCACCCTGTGTTGAGAGAGCTAGGGTTGCGTTATATACAGGAGACCACTTGAAGTAGTCACTTGAAATAGCTTCGTAGTTAACTGCTGCCTGAGCTGCTGAGTGTGCAATAAGTCCTAGTGGGTCGTTACCATTGTTAGAGCTACCGCCACCACCGCCGCCACCAGTGTTCTGGATAGCGTCAAGTCCGCGAGCATAATAGTCGCCTGATGCAGTTGACTGGTTGTAAATGAAGTTTCCTCCACCCTTACCGCCGCCTGCTTTTCCACGACCAGGTGTTAGCTGTGATGTTGAGATGGTTGTCCATCCCGCTCCACCACCGCCACCACCAAGTGGTAGGCCTAGAGGTGAACCTGAGTTAAGGCCGTTAATAAACTGACCTTCACCACCGTCACCAGCAAAGCCAGGAATATTAGTGTTACCTGTACCAGAGTTAACTTGTGATGCACCACCGTGGAATCCACGGGCTGGGAATACGTTGTGTGTATTACCAAGTGTGCTACCAAAACCACCGTTTGGAGAGGTTGAGAATGAAGGTGTGTAAGAGATTGCGTTGTAGCCTGGGCCACCTGCGCCTGCTCCACCACCTGCAAGAGTCATGTAACTGTTAGAGCCGTAACCAGCGTGACCGCCGTTATTGCCTCCTTCGATACCCCACTGCCATGTAGTCATGTTGGAGTTATATGTACCTCCACCACCGCCACCTTCAGCAGTTACAAGAGCTGAGCTAACAATAGGTGTTGCTCCAGCTTCTCCAGCAAAGAAGTAGTTGACGTTATCAACTTCCTTATAAACTGTAGCTGTTGAACCAATTTCTAACTGTGGAGCTATAATATGGTATTCAATTGCGTTAGCTGTAGCGCTCTGTGCACCCTGGAAGTTCATAAGACCTAACTTCACAAATGCTGTGTTTACAGGAGCTGCTTGGTTTGTAATACCAACACGTACTGGGTAAGTAACGTTAGGCATCTGCTGTGTAAGAGTTGATACACCATTGAAGCCAATGTATGTATTGTTACCTTCAAAACGACTTAATGAGTTGTAATCTCTATCAAAGAACTCAAGGAACGCACGAACTGGGCGGTACTGCTGTGAAGTACCTCCACCAATTACGAACATAGAACCTGAGTACACAGTACCAGCTGTTGCCTTAACAAAGCGGTGTGATGTCTCAAGGTTACCTGTTGTAGAAGCTGTTGACATCATCATAGCTGTCTGTGCTTCACGGTATACAGGTGGGCGCCATGTAGTTGTAGTTCCACCAACTTCTAGCTGAACGTTGTCAATCCAGTAGTTAACAGATGGCTGCTGGAAGACGATTGTTGGGTGAATAAACTGAGGTGTTGAGCCCCAAGCATATTGACCGTTAGCAAGCGCTGAAGCAATTGCAGGTGTTGAGAATGTAGCTGAAAGACGGCGCCATCCTGTCTGACCAACAGTTACGTTAGAACCAAGCATCTGAACACCAGATGGGTTAGCAAATGAAAGAGATGTAGCTGAAAGAGGCGCGTTAGTAGCAAGGCTAAGACCAATTGAAGTACCAGCCACAGATGAAACAACTGTGTTTGACTGTATACCAGAACCTGTTACAGCCATACCAATCAAGATACCTGTTGCATCAGCAACGGTAATTGTTGTAGCACCGTTTGAGCCTGTAGCTGTAGTACCAAATGTACCACCGTAGTTTGTCAATGTAGCTGGTGTTGTCTGGCGTACAAAGAATCCGTTAGCCTGACCAGCATCAATTGAGTTAGTTGTACCTGAGTTAGAACCACCAAGGTATGAAGTGCTTGAGATAGCATTCCATGAAGCTCCAGAAGAACGAATCTGGAAGAGGATTGGTGTTGATGTGCTGATATTTACGTTAGTAGAGATATAAGCAGAGAATGTATATGACTGACCTGGGATGTATGGAACACCACCAAAGTTAGTTGCTGTCTGGGTACCGTTAGATGTTGTAGTTGAGTTAAGGTTTGAGAAGCTAACCCATGTAGGAGCACCAGCAGATGTTGATGAGCTTGTACCAGCAATAAGACCGTTGATACCAAAAGCACCAGTGTATGAGACTGTTATAGGCTCGCTTGCACGAGTCTGTGTAGCTCCAGCTGACATTGTAAGTGTTGTCAAGCTATCAACGCTAAGTACTGTTGTACCTGACGCAATACCTGTACCAACAAGGAACATTCCTGGGAAGATGTTAAGAGTGCTATCAACTGTTACAGATGTTGAAGTAAGAGTTAGTTGAGCTACTTTAGCGTATCCGCCAACCATTTCAGCAAGCTTTGTTGGAACACCTGCGTTTGTGATTGAGAATGAAGACAGCGCTGTACCAAACTGACGGATGTAGTTGTTAGTAAGGATAGCTGCTTCTTCAAGCTGAGCAACTTCTGGCTGCATAATGTTGTTAGATAGATTTTGGAAGAATGGTGAAGTTGCTACGCCAACAGTCTGAGTGTTATTTGTAATTTCACCTGAAGATACGTTGTAGAAGAACTGGTTTGCAGGACGTACTACGTTTTGAGCAGTATCAAACCGCAAAGGCGCTTGAATAGTACCAGCGTTAGCAACAGATACTGTAATGATGTTTCCTGAGATAGAAACAATCTGAGCGCTAGTACCTACGTTAGTACCCGCTACAAACATACCAGCAGCAAGGCCGTTAGCATTTGGATATACAGTGATTGAAGACTGACCTGAAATACCTGTACCTTGACGGAAGATAACCGCTGGGTCCCAACCGTTAATACCATAATCAAAATCTGTATTTGTTAAAAGGTTAAATACGGAAACAGTACCAAATGTAGTTGGAGTTCCGTTACCACCTGGAAGAGTTGACACAATGTCAGCTGTGCTATTTTGTGCTCCAAGCCCACCTTGACCACCTGCACCAATAGATACTTGGTAGGTTGTAAGAGGAGTAACAGTGAGGTTCTTGACGATTACTTGACCGCCACCGCCACCGCCACCAGCAACGTCACGAGAGCCGCCACCGCCGCCTCCACCGCCGCCGACGAGAATTACCTGAGCGCTAGTTACACCAGCAGGTGCAGTCCAGGTACCGCTGGCGGTAAATGACGCCTCGTTAATGAAAACGCGACCCGAATTGTCATTCGGGAAGACGATAAAGTCTTTACTTGAGGAAATTGCCATTGATAGTTACCTGTCCTTTTCCGTGGTTAATTAAGAAATCAATACGCCAGAAATTAAAACATCAACTGCTGAAGCAAGGTCTGCTACAACTGTGATTGTTTCTGCAGCGTTTAAAACTGTGCGAACGTCAAAATTTACAGTGCCGTTTGCTGGAACCTGTAAACCTGTGCAAAATGAAAAACCGCCCATTGTTACTGTTGCGGTACGTGTTGCTGCTGTTTTGTTAGACAAAATAACATTTGTCACAATAGCAGTGTTTGATGCAGGAACTGCGTATGCTGAGGCATCGGTTAGCCCAGCAGTCACAGCTTTAAATCGGGTTACTGTAGTTGGCATTATGCTAGGACTCCAATGTAAGCTAGGGTGGTTAAATTAGCGGACTCTGCAGCAATTGCAGCGACCTTGTTATTTCCCGCAGTGTTAACTGCAGAAACCTGTGTTGTGCCTGCAGCATTAACAGCAGTTACCTGTGTTGTACCAGCAGTGGTGATTGCTGTTACGCGGTCCGCGGTTGCAGCAACAATGTCGTTAACCCCAAGTAGGGTGCCTAAAGTTTCAAGTGACTTAGATACATAGATTAAATCTTGAGCTGTATAAGTAGCAGCTGCAAGGCTTGCTGTAATTTCCGACTTAACGCCGTCAATCTGCGTACTAAGGGAGCTGTAATCGGGCATTGATATTACCTACCTTCCGAGGTTATTAAAAGTGTAGCATTTTTAAAGCATTTGAAATCGTAAACTTTGAACATTATGCTTGAGCCTCAATCCATGAGACACGAGCTGAGATATTAGAGGAACCAGTACCAATATTGGTAGCCGTTAAGACTAAAAGGTCTGGTCCGTTAGGGTATGAAGGGCTTGAGATGTTTCCGTCACCTGAAATGATGGAGTTACCAAGGTCTCGGACGGTACGAAGGTCATAGTTAGAGACGTTGTAGTTGGTTCCACCACCACCGTTTTCAGTGAAGAATGAGGCTACAGAGTCGCCACCAATAACGCGACCAGAGGCTGCCTGGACGTTACCTGCACCAGGGCCTGAGTTATCAAAGTATACAACCTGAGCCAAAGAACCAGAGCCCACAAGGTCACGGCTCCAATCATCAGGAAGTCCTGTAAAACCAGTACGTGGGATAAAGTTTATTGTTCCAGATACTGTTCCTGAGTTAGCCACAGATAAGGTGACAACGTTTGCTGATACAGTAGCAATCTGAGCATTAGCTCCAATACCAGAACCTGTTACTAACATGCCTGGGATAATACCTGTAAGTCCAGTTGTATCATTAATAGTGATTATGTTAGTACCAGATGTTCCCGTTACAGATGTACGTGTTGTAGTAAGAGTAGCTGCTGAGTAACTGCTGTAAGTAACAGATGATGGGTTCAAAATTCCATCAATACGGAACTGTCCGTTAGTAGAAACACCGATAGAGTTAAGCTGAAGCTGCATGCGGTTTACAAGTTCACGGATACCGAAGTTACGAGCAATAGCGTTATCTACAGAGGGTGCTAAACGAATAGCAATCAACGGGCGAGTAACACCAGCTGCTACTGAAAGAAGCTTGGTCATACCACCAGTAAAGATGAAGTTAGCATCGTTATCAAAACGACCATCCATAATTACTGAAGAACCCCAGTGGCTGATGATTGGTGCACAGTTTTGAGTAATTGATTGAACCGCAACTTGAGCGTCTGCACCAACACCTGTAAGAGATGAGTCTGGAGTAAAGACTACTGGACTTAGTGTTCCGCTATATGTAAACGCTGTGTCTGGGTAAATCTGTGTAATAGACGCACGACGTTGAGCAAGATTAATCTTGTATCCGCCAGGTGTTGCGTTGTATGCATCAATAGATGTGTAGCGCATAATTTCGCAGTTCACTGCATCACGCACATAAATAAAACCAGCAGGTGGTAATGTGCTAGCGTCTTCTACCCAAAGAGATAGGTCGTTAGCACCAAGCTGAGAACCAAGAGTTCCAGCAGCACCAGCAATCATCTTAGTAAAGTTTGAAGGGTCGTTAGCTACTTCGTAGCGAGCAGGCAAGTTACCCGAACGCTGGTATGCAGCGTTGTTAACGTTGTTTTGCGGCATACGGTGACACCAGTAAATCTTTCCATTAGGTCCGCGCATACCAAAACGAATAGTTCCAGCACCGTACCATGTGTAGTCGATGTAAACCATCTGCATACGACCCATGTCAAGCTTATAACCTGAAGGACCTGTGCCATCAAATTTATCTACGTTCCAAAGTTCTTGAGCAGTACGTTCGTTCTGTGTAATAAGGAAACGAGTACGAACACCACTAGCACCGCGATAAGCAGGGGAGATGTTCATCGAAGTATCATTGTTAACAGAAATAATTCTATAGCTAGAACCTTTCACAACAATTGTCTGTCCTGCTGTTAATTGTTTGCGGAACTGTGTGTTAAGTCCAGTAACAAAGCTTGAGTTCTTAGTTACGTTAACTCGACCAATACCTTCTTTTTCTGAGTGACGACGGCACACGTACATTTTCTGTCCGTCATACTCAAAGTAAAATCCGTTTTGCTCATCATAGATACCGCAACGAGTAACAGCTCCATACCATTTACGAGCGTGAACGTATACGTTATTTCCTGCTGGATTTTGGTCAACTGTAGGTAATGTCTGTGTAAGAGTTACTGCAAATTCAAAAGTATTAACATCAACAATTCGCGTAATAGTAATATCGCTACCGTTGTATGGGTTATAAGAAAAACGGGTTTTAACACCTTCAATATCAATCTTAACGCCCGCCTGCATACCATGGTCTTGTACAGTTTTTACTGTAACAATTGCAGGTCCTACGGAACCACCATTAATTACCATGTTTTCAACATCGTATACAGGAGTTAACTGTGCACCTGTTGAGAACTGAATACCTTTACCTGACTGATAACGGAAGTAACGGCGAGTCTGACGGATTACTTGAGAACCCATTGAGTTAGTTGCGGTAGAGATAGAAACACCGCCATCAAACGGACGATGAACAACATAACCATCGCCCTTAGTAAAAATGAGAGAGGTTGTTGGAACTGATACAGCAGACTGCTGACGAGACAACTGGAATTCTAAGCTTGTCTGAGTAGCCACTTTAGTTACTTGCCAGTTACCATCAAAGCTGTTTGTACCAGATACCACAATAAGGTTTCCTGGAAATACGCCGTGAGGCTGGTCAAAAGTAACTGTTACTGTTGAAACTGGAGCGGCGCCATCTATAGAGGCTCTCCAACGATTAAGTGTATTAACGCCACCAATTGGGAAGTTACCGCCAGGGATGTGAGCGCCATCAAAGATGTCTCCACCATAAACAGTTGTAAGAGTTCCAGATTGAATATCACCCGATACAGCTCCACGAGCTGTGTACTGGAAGCTAGTTGTTGAAGGAATAGCTGTTACAAGAGAGGTACCTTCTGCAAGGTAGTTAAGTGTTTCCTGAACAGAAACAATCTGTCCTGCAGATAGACCGTGAGGAAGAGCGGTTGTTACTGTAATAGTTGAACGTGGTCGAACTCCATCACCATTTACTGTAACAACGTCAAATGAGTTACCGCCAGTACCCTTTGCAAAAAATGAAGGATAACCGTTAGCTAAGAATAATGATTCCCACTTAGATGGCTGTACTGAGTATTCAAAGTCAGTATCCATAAGGGATTGTGGAGTTGATGTACGAAGCTTCTGAGCTCCGTCAATGAAGGTGTCATCAAATGTAACTTTTTGGTTTTCATCATCAAGAATAATTTGTAGAACGTCACCAGTTGTCATGCCTGTGGTGTCACAGCCAGAGCCTGTTAATGTGATAGTAGTTTTGTAGACGTTTTCAGCAGAGGTGTTTGAGATATTGTAACTTGGATAAATGTAATCTACAGTGGCTGTTAATGTTGGGTCAGAGAAGTTAAATAGGACTTTGTTAGACGCTGAGTTGACAATGAGGAAGATGTGCTTCTCTTGAATATAACGATTAATAGTAATCGTCTTAGTAGTCGGATTAAATACATACTCCTCAGGAGCAATATTACGTGACATTAATTTACCTTCCTAGATTAACGCTATTGGTGGAATAACGGTTGATATAACTGAGGTTGTTCTAGTCTGTGAATAACGAGGGAAGAAAATGCCAAGTTCTAATTGAGCATCTAATACCAGTTGTTCACCACGACCACCATCACCTGCTGGGCCTACCGTACCAGTTGGTCCACGAAGTCCAGTTGGGCCTGTTGCACCAGTGGGACCAGTATCTCCGTTAACACCGATGGTTCCGTTAGAACCAGCGGGTCCTGTTGGACCCTGGATACCACTAGCATATGATAGCGCATTCCATAACCCTACGCCGTTGCCAACTTTAAATCTTCCAGTGTCAAGTTCAAGACCAAGTTCACCTTCTGCAAGAAGAGGGTTTGCCGACGTCCATTGAGATGCAGTGCCGCGTCGGAACTGTACTTTAATTGCCATTAACCGTTAACTCCTCCGCTATCGATAGTGTCAGTTCCACCATAATTGCTTGTTGGACTGCCAGCATCTACGTTTAATAGTGTAATGCCTGTAGGGCCTGTTGGACCTAGTAAACCTTGATTTCCTGTTGGACCTGTAACACCTGTTGGACCTGTAACACCTGTAGGTCCTTGCAAACCTGTTAAACCTTGAGCACCTGTTGGACCTGTAGGTCCGATTGCCGCAGCAACAAGTGGAATCCAGTTTCCAACATCTCCAAGCGGATTAATTCCCGCTGTTGATTGTGAATTAATTCTTACATATGTACCCTTTAAAGTTGGGGTGTCATAGAAAACTGCTTGTCCAACTCCATAGGCAATACCACTTTGCCATGTTCCAATAACTGTAAATGGTTGTGGACCAGTATTACCAGTCGGACCTGTTACACCTTGAATACCCTGAGCACCTGTAGCGCCTGTCGCACCAGTTAAACCGATGGAACCTGTAGCACCAGTTGGTCCAACAATATTTCCAGCGTTAACCCATGCAGTTCCTTGCCATACATACAGTTGACCAAGAACTAGATAGCCATCACCTGTTGCGTTTCCAGATGGTCGTGCAGCAAGAAGTTCCGCATATGAATTGTAAGAACCTTTGAGAGATAAACCCGCACCTGTTTGACCAGTAGGTCCAGTTGGTCCTGGGACTGTTGATGTTGGACCAGTGATACCTTGAGCACCTGTAGGTCCAAGTGCACCTTGCGGACCTGTTGGTCCAAGCGCACCAGTAGCACCTACAAGACCTTGAATACCTTGTGAACCTTGTGCACCAGTTGGTCCTTGAATACCTTGAGAACCAGTTGGGCCAACTGCACCTTGTGAACCTGTTGGACCAGTTGGACCTTGAATATAACCAGCGTTAATCCACGCATAACCAGCCCAGATGTATAGGTAACCATTAACTAGGTAACCATCACCTGCTGCACCAAATGGATGTGCGGAAGTCAACGCCGCATAAGAATCGTAGTAACCAACAATAACAACGCCAGTACCCTGAGGACCAGTGTTACCAGTTGCACCAGTAGGGCCAGCTACGCCAGTTGCGCCAACAGCGCCAGCCGCTCCAGCAACACCTTGAATACCTTGTGGACCCTGTGCACCAGTTGGACCAATAGCTCCTGGAAGACCTGCAGTACCCGCAGAACCTGTTGGACCTGTAGCACCAACAGCACCAGCGGCACCAGTAGGGCCAGTAGCACCAACTGCTCCTGTAGGACCAGCAACTGTAGATGCTGCTCCTGTTGCTCCTGTAGGACCTGTTGCTCCAACTGGACCAGCGGCTGTTACATTAATTGTTCCAATTAAGTTAGCACTGTTTTGTGATGCATAGTAAAGAGTTGATGGACCATCAAATGGGATATCCCAAACAATGCTTCCGCTTGCAGTTCCATTTCCTGTTACACCATTTGTGTAAAGGTTACCTGGGCTATATGCACCAGCAGTTGTTTGAATAAAGAATGGTTGACCCGCAGACGACACGTCAAAGCGATAACGAATACCGCGGATAACAGTAAGAGTTGGATTTGATAATCCATTGATTACATAGTTTGTAGTTCCATTTGCAGTAATAACAAATGTGATACCACCAGAAATACCTGTAGGACCTGTAGGACCGACAACAGTTGATGCTGCGCCAGTAGCGCCAGTAGCACCTGTTGGACCTAATGGACCAGTTGCACCAATGTCACCAAAGTTACCTGTTAATCCAAGAACCCAAGAACTATATGGAGTTCCAATTGCACCGTCTAGCGCATCAACAGCAATTGTTAAGCTAGTTCCAGCAACAGATATAACACCTTCCATCCAAGTATTAGTAGTTGCTGTCGCAATAATTCTTGCTCGTTGTCCAGTAACAAATGCGTGATTAGTTGTGTTTAAAGTAAATACTTTATTTCCGCCAGTAATAGTTACTGCGGAAGAAGAGGTCACTCCACTATATCCAGGACCCTGTGGACCTGTTACAGATGGTCCTGTTGCACCAGTAGAACCAGTTGGACCTATTAAACCAGAGAAACCTTGAGCACCTTGAGGACCAGTGTCACCTCGTGCACCTGTTGGGCCAACAGCGCCAGTAGCACCTGTTGCACCTGCAATACCAGAAACACCTTGTGTACCTTGTGGTCCTGTAGGACCAGCAACACCAGTAGGTCCTGTTGAACCAGTTGGACCCGCTGCACCAGTGGGGCCTTCTAGGTTACCTACATTTTGCCATGAAGATGTTTGGGGATTCCAAACACAAAGGTTTCCATTAGCAAGAAGATAAGCATCACCAGGTTGACCGACTGGGACTGCTGTTTGAAGCGCTGTTAAGTTAGCGTACTCGCCTTTGATTGTTACTGCTTGACCAGCGGCTCCTGTTGCACCTGTTGGTCCTTGCAAACCTGAAATACCCTGTGCACCAGTTGGACCTGTTGCACCAGCATTACCTTGTAAACCAGAAAAACCACGAGGACCAGTTGCTCCAGTTGCTCCAGTTGCTCCAGCACCAGTAGGGCCAACAGCTCCAGCGGGACCTGTTGGTCCAGTTGCGCCTGCTGCACCTGCGGGACCTGTTGGTCCAGTTACACTAGTGCCACCTGTTGCTCCTGTTGAGCCTGTGGTTCCAGTTGCGGGTACGTACCAGTTCGAATCGTCTGGTCCAATGACGGTAATTGGCATAGTCTTAGTCCACCGTTACCTGTTGAGTTACGAACACTTGACCTCGCAAAAAAGTTCTCTCAAAGGTTGCATCTGTTGTAGATGTAGCCTGTAAATCCCAAAAAGCTCGTGCTGGCAAATATTTTGTATTGCTGTTTGTCATGGTCAGCTTAATTTTGCCTGTTGCAGCATCTAAAATTGTAACATTGAAGGTGCCATATAAAGAGGGTGAATTCGGATATGTACGAATTTGAGCCTTCCAGACTAACCCCGTAATATTAAAATCAAAGTTAACTTGGCGTTCAAATGAGTCGCCTTGGTACATCTGTATGTCATATACCTCTACAGCGCTTGGGGTAGGGGTTCTTCCCATTAGGTCATTATTAAGGTAAACCCGCTCTGGCTTACGGCTATCGTCAATTTCTTGTGATAGGTATACAGGAACAAATTTATTAGTTAGGCGGCTAACACGACGAAGTGTGCCGACCTGAATTCTCCAGAGGCCAATGTTTAGCTGTTGGCATAGCTGTCGGTACTGTTCCCAACGTTGATTGATTGTATTAGTCAGCTGCTCGTAACGTTGGTTACGTGGGATGACAACCCCATCTGGAGCGCTAATGTTAATGTCAAAAGAGGCGTCAGTAGCAAGAGCCCATAAGGCTTCAATTACAGCCAGGATAGCAACTGGGTACTCTTCAACAGGTGGAAGCTTTGCAAGAGACATGTTGCTTCCGTATGAATCAGTTCTTTCGTGCAAATGTTGGGTTACAGCAGTATTAATAAAAGTTTCAATATCTGCGTCTGTAAAATAACGATAAGAAGTTCCAGCAACAAATAGGGTTTCAGATGCTGTAAGCGCATACCTAAAATGAAGCATGCCTTTATCTTTTTCTAATTTGTATCCGCTTCCAGATAGAATAGCGGCATTGTTGACAGACACATATAGTGTGTAAGGGTCAATAGGTTTTTCTTTTAAATAAAAGTCTTTAGTGGAACCATCGCCAGTAACGGAAAAGGTAAACATCTTGGGCATGTCACCGAGTTCTAGTCGTACTCGAGAGACCAAATCTGCCATTGAAGCCATTTAATCCACCCCTCACACTAGCTAGTACATAGTGTCAGTAATTAGTAATAAATTCTGTATAAACGAAGAAGCGGGCATCAATGTGCCCGCCGCTACGCCAAATATAAAAGTTTAGATAACTCCAGCTAGATAGCCTTTTTCTTCAAGGTGCTGAGCAACTTGACGAGATACCTTGTACTTCTGTCCAGCTTTAAAACTAAAATAATTTCCTGCACCTAGAGTCATTTGTTCAATGTCCTCTACAACACGAATAAGAACTTTATCCTCATCCGCTGAACCTACAACTGTTGGTTCATCAATGATGACAGTTGCGCGGTTTGGTTGTGTTGCATCAATTACTTCTGTTTCAAGCTTAATTTGTGCGGCTGCGGTTGCCATAGACATCTCACCAGCGCGTTCCTGCATAGCATCTAGATTGTCTGCAATCTGAGCTTCACGAGCACGTCCTGTGACGTCTGTTGGTTTTGCTTTACTTGCCATTTGTATCCTCCGATTGAATGTCTGTTAAGTGGTGCTTTGGGGGTGGAGTTTTATCCCCACCCCCTCAGCGGGTTAAACTAATTAGTTGGTTTCTGCAATGATTACAGACTGGTCAGTAATTAGACCAAGACCGAAGATTGAGTACCAAGCAAGAGCGTGCTCACGACCGAAGTCCAAGATACCGCCATCGCGTAGTTCAACAGGAAGTGAGATTGCGTGTCCGAATGCGTTATCTCCAATGAAGATAGCTGCATAGCGGTCAGAACCACCGTTACCTGTCTTTGTTGCAGGAGTTGTGTATCCTCCACCAGCTACTACTGTTGGGTTAGCAACAGTTGTATCAGCTGAGTAAGAAGAACCAGCGCCGCCAGCAACCTTAAGAACCTGAGTTGTTTCAATGAATACGCAATCGTATAGACGACCGATTTCACCAAGCATGAAGTTACCTGGAGCAGCGTACTTTGTGACTTCAATAAATTCTGGATTATCACGAAGTTTACGGCTCTGGTGGGGGTGAACAAACGCCACGTAGGTTTCGCCAAGACGTGGGATGTTCTTTGTGCTTAGGGTCTCTACTGCATCCTTGACTGTATGAGGTGTCAAGTAGTAGGTACCTGTCATAGCAGCACGGTTAGCAGCGGTTGTACCATCTGCATACCAGTTGTTTACTGCTGTGAGTGATGAGCGGTCTTCACCGTAAATGGTTGAAGTTGCTGCGTATAGTGTGTCGCGTGATAGCTGGTCTAGATAGATAGCCATGTTACGACCAAGAAGACGTGAGGCTGAAGCCATTACGTCATCGAATGAAGCATTAAGCAATAGCTCTGAAACAGCAAGAGCATATCCATGCTCTGATACTGTGATTGAGAACTGCTGTGCTGTTAGTGCGTTAGTCTGCATACGCACGCCTTCTACGAGTGAACCCGCAAAGCCGAGGTTGTTGTAACGCATAAAGTTAATCTGAAGACCAGGAGCAACTCCTAGTTCAGTCTTCTTTACTGCAAACTGCTCAAAGCGCAAGATTGGCATGGCCTGGAAAAGAATTTCCTTTGACCAAATTGTCTGAATCGCTTGAGTCAGCTGTGTATTTGTACCTGAGTACGCTGTAGGTGCTGCGGCAAGATTGCCTGTACCTGTAATACCTGATGCCATTTAGCTATGACTCCTTAGTTGAATTTGGGTTTTGGTGGGATTAACCGAACAGCCCCGAAGACTTGCCTTGAGCTTTTGGACTCAATAGCTTGCTTCTGTATTTTGCGTAATCGTTCATCGACATGGTTGAGATATCCTCAGCCGTAAAGTTACGTTGCTCCATATTAGTTTCCAGTGGTCCAGCTGGGGGCGTGGTTACCCGTGTCCCCGTCATTTCTTTTCTAGCGTTCTGCATAGCAGATTGCGCCGATTCAAGAATTTTTGCAGAACGTTCTCTTAAACCTTCAATACTTGAATCTAATTCTTCACGGTTGTTACCGCTAATTAGGTCAAGTAGTTCAGGAATAATGTTATCACGTTCTGCCTCTACACGTTGTGTACGGTAGCTCTGTAAATCAGCAAAAGACTTTTCGCGTTCCAGAAGAGCAAAGGCTCGTTCGCGCTCTTGGCGCTCACGCTCCAACTGCTCCTGCCACTCTGATTCTTTTTGCTTAAGTAAAGAACGAACATCTAAATCACTTTCAAGAGCTTCTTTTTCTGCTGCTGCTCGTGCTGCTTCTTCTGCTGCACGTGCTGCTGCTGCTTCTTCACGCTCACGCTTAAGTAAATCTAGTTCTTCCTTTAACTTATCAATCTGAGGATAGAGTTTTTCTTTCTCTTGGCTACGAACTTTTGCCAAGTCATCTTCCGTATAAAACTTGGAAGTTGCCTTAGTAGTAGGTGCGTCAGCGACAACTGCGTTGTCTGACGACTGCGCTACAACTGGAACTACTCCTGCTTCGACCGCAAAGGCCTCGGCGTTTACTTCTGCTGTTTCCATTTTTGCTTCCTTACATCCTAGGGGTCGTTGTCCGAATTAATAACACATATGACCAAACGTTGTTTATATTCTGTCCTTTCAGCACGAAAATGTCAGGTTAAACGACTATTTTTCGTACTCTTCTGGAACGCGCCTCTGAGGGAGGACTGTTCCATAAGCTTCTGTTACTAGCTTGTTGCGGAGGTCGGCTTCACCCATGTCCGCGGCTGCTAGTGCGCCATCTATTGTTGGTGGTAATACAGCAGGAGCGCCTGGTTTACCAGTTGCGCTTGGGGCGCCTGGGGCACCACCAGTTTCTGGATTTGGCATAGTTCCTGTTAATTCTGCAATTTCTTGTTCAATTTGAGTTTGTAACAACTTAAGCGCTCCGTCAGCGGTAGCGTCATCAAGAAGTTCTTGACGAATCTCATTAAGTTTTGCAGCGGGAAATTCTTCTCCAAGAGTTCTAAGTGCGCCTTCTTTAGACTCAAGACCAAGAGAAAGCATAGATTGAACTTCATTAAGAGCAATCAACTTATCTAATGGCAGAGGCTGTGGGAAATGTACATATGAAAGGTATGTGATGGGGTCATTAGGGTCTAGTTGAGCAACTTGTCCCTTTTTCAACTTAACATCTGTATCAGGGCTCCAAGTAAAGGTCTCTGGCTCTTTAACTGCAAGGCTACGTAGGATTAACTCATTAACCCGCTCTAGGCCACGTGCATACTGAATAATCTTCTGGTGATAGCGGTTCATCAAAGGCTGGAACTGGATAGATAAAGCAACGCCTGATGTGTTAGAGATAGGCTGTGCCTGACCAAGAGCGGTCTCAGGAATACCAATCATTTCGTGCATAGACTTCTTGAGCATAGCTAAGAACTCCATAGCACCCTTAAGGCCCTGTGCTCCGCCTTCTAGGTTCTCTACTCTTGCGTCTTTTGGTAGACCACCCCAGACTTTGTTAGCGCCTTTTTCAAGCTGAGAAGCCTTAGCACCGATGATGACCGTGACGGGCGCAGCATGGTAGTTAACGATGTCAGCGATATCAGTAGCAGTTTCATTATAAGTACGATTGATATTAATAACGTCGTGACAATCAGAGAGACCCCAAGGAGAACCACTAATACGAATATTAGGGATATGAATAATGGGAATAGTGCCAAGCGGGTTAGGGCGAGAATCAATAAGTTCATCGTTGATGTATTCCTCAATCACATCTTCTGTAAGAATTTCAGTGTAAGTAAATACCTGACGTGTACCTTCAAGAGATGTGCCCCAAAAACGGTACTTTAATTTAAAACGTATTAAACGTTCGCGGTCATGCGGGTGAAACTCTGGGAAACAAAAAGACGCGTTAAGTGGAAGGATGCGTACGCGACCTGGATGTTGCATTCCTGAAGGGTCTGTCCAAGGCTCTTCGTAAGCAACCTTAACAAAACAGTCTCCAGATACAGCGCCTTGCTGACCCATTTCCCACAATACTGTAGCTTTATTGTTATCTACTTCCCATACTCTTTCAAGAAGGTCAGGAACAATAGCTTCAGTTTCTTTTGGTGAGCGAAAGTTAACACCCTTACCAAAAGTAAAGTTAATAATAAAATCTGAAAAAGCTCGGAAATAGTTAAGAACTAATTGTGATTCGCCTACTTGACGGCGGTAAGAATAGTGATGACCAAGATACATGGCCCAGTTAAGAGAATAGCGATTAAGACGAGGGCCGTGAACTTCGAACTCTTCATCTGCTAATTCCACCAATCCAAGGGGAGAGATAGATATTGTAAGGTCGCTAGATGCAGCCCTGTATGAGGGAGGCGAAAAATCAATACCGCTCAAAACTCACCTGTTTCTAACTTAAGAGGCGCTAAGAATACCACGAATAGTAAGTTTAGCTAAAGCGCTTTTTGCTTAAAACTTTTTTAGCAACTGGCTTAGTAACCTTCTTTTTTTCTGACTCTTCTTTTTTCTCTAATGCTTCGTGTGCGTAATCTCTAAAACGGGGGTCTACCTCTTTTTTAGATTTAACGTATTGACCACCCATTTGATTATATCTGGCATGAATCCAGTGACCACGGGCGGGAGAGTTTTTAGAAAACTTTGTTCCTGCTTGAGCAGTAATCATGTTCCAAAGTTTAGGATTAGCGGCTTCCCGATTTTCCTTTTCTTTTACTTCTTTACCTCTAATTAATGCCATATCAAATCCTTTTATAAATAAGGAACCTACCCCCGCCAGGTATGTTAAACGCCTGTAGAAAAACGGGGGTAGGAAACCTAATTAATCGTTTACGACT